TTATCCATTTTGGTGTGGTTACTATGAACATTTATATGGTGCAAAAATTGTAATTGATTCAGAAGATAAAGATATGTCATTTGGTGATGTAAATTAAGGGGGTGTAAATTATGGCAACATGGCATAATGGTGGCTGGGATTTTGTTGAGGTTGGAAAAAGATACCAATATAAAGAATCCGGTCTTATTGGTGAAATTGAAATATTAGAAGACAATTCCACGGATGATGAATATTCTTTTAAAGTTAAATTTGTAAAGGCTGTATGGGATTTTGGTGACACGCCTTTTTGTATTTCAGCATCAAAATCCTTAAACGCATATTATAATGGTATGGTTAACATTTATGAGCATGAAGAATATTATATTCCAAATGGATATAAGTATAACTATGAGGAATTCAAATAATGATAATCAATGAAACTCAGGGAAACCTGTTCAATTTTGTTAAAAAAGATACTGTGGTTGCTCATTGTATTGCAGCAGATGCTGAAATGGGTGCTGGTATTGCGGTTGATTTTGTGAAAAATTATCCACAAATTAAAAGACTTCGAAATGAAGTTCTTGAAGTAGGGAAAACTTATTATGTTTCCCCAGTATTAAATATTGTAACAAAAAGACGAAGTTCCGGTAAACCCTCTTATGAGTCTATGTGCTTTGCACTCCAAAATATGGCAGAGGTAATGAGAAATAACATCATTACAGAAGTCTATATGCCTAAAATTGGTTGTGGGCTTGATAGGTTATCTTGGCCCGCAGTTAAGGAACAACTTAAATATGTATTTGGAGACAGTGAGGTAACTTTTAATGTCTACTATCTATAATATATTTGATGAAAACAGTATTGAAACTTTTAGGGGAGAACATGTCTTTCTAAGTAATTTTTATTTTTCCTTTGTTCTATATAATGATATTGTATGGAAAACTGCTGAACATGCTTATCAAGCATCCAAAACCCTTGATCCAAAAGAGAAAAAATGGATTATAGATTGCCCTACTCCCCATCTTGTCAAAGAAATAGGGAAGAAATTGACATTAAGAGAAGATTGGAATAATGTAAAAGTTCAAATAATGAGAGACATTATATATGAAAAATTTGAATATAATAAGAGTATTAAAGAAAAACTTATAGCAACACACCCCTATATATTAATCGAAGGAAACTTATGGCATGATAATTTTTGGGGTGTATGTAAATGTGAAAAATGTAAAAAAGTAAAAGTAAAACATAATCATCTAGGCTTTATTTTAATGGAATTAAGAAACCGTTATGTAAATGAAAATTTGTTTTTTAAGGAATAATAAATGTCTATAATTCATTTAGAAGAAGTCAAGATAAAGAATTTTCTATCATATGGATCTAATGTTTCAACATTTAAAATTGACCACGGGCTGACTTTGATCTCAGGGCAAAACAAGGATACTTCACGATCAAATGGAGCAGGGAAATCTGGTTTAAATGAAAGTATTGTTTGGGCATTGTTTGGCAAAACAATTAAAGATATTACTAAAGATCAAATAGTAAATTGGAAGAATAAGAAAAAATGCTTGGTAGAAATTTCATTCTCTATTGATGGGATTAAATATAGGATTGAACGAGGAATCAAACCTAATGTTCTAAAAATTTACAAGGGCGATAAAGAACTTGATTCTTTAGCTTCTGTCACAGATTTTCAAAAATATCTCGAAGAAGAAATTTTGAAAATTGATTACAAAACCTTTATTTCCTTGTTCTATTATAATCCAAATAACTTCGTTTCAATCTTTGATATTCCTAAAGCTCAGAAAAGAAAATTTCTAGAGAACATTTTCAATCTTGAAGCATACTCAGATATAAAGAATAAGATTAATAAAAAAGTTTCTAATATTGATAGTGCAATATTAGAGAACAAAACTTCTGTTTCGAAAAATGAAGAGAGAATTTCTTCATTAGAAATAAATGTTTCAAAATACACTTCTGATATTCGAAGTATTGACATTTCAGATACTCACTTACAGTTACTTCAGGAACAACTCAACGATATCCCGGATGATCTTCCTTCAAAAGAAGATATTGAGAAATATGAACAAAAGATTAAAGATATTGAAGTAGTTAAAAATAAAGCTGAAATAGCTTTTTCAGAAAAGAATGCTCTTCTAAAGGGAATTAGTTATGACCCTAATGCTGCTGACAAGTTAGAAGAATGTAAGAAGAATTTTACTAGTGTAAACTACGATGAGGAACTTGAAAAGCTTCTTTATGATGAGTGTTTCGATTATAAGGTAAAGAAAGAATCCATCCTTTCAGATCTGAAAAAGGTCTCACAAAAAGGGCAATATGAAGATCTTGATAATTGTCCTATTTGTGGATCTAAAATGAATAATGAATCTATTAGAGAACACAAAGCAAAAGAAAAAGATAGATTAAACAAGGAGCTTACTGAAGTAGAAGAAAAGGAAAACCTCCTTATTTCTAAGCATAATGATATTAAAAAATCTAATATGGATTATAAGTATTATGAATCTGAAATTGAAAGATTAACAAAAGTAATTGAAGAAAATAGTAAGTATTTAGAGATTATGGAATCTATTAAGACTCTAAAGGAAACAAAAGAAAAATTCTCTAATACTGTATTTAATTGCAATTCAAAATTGAAAGAAATGAAGGAAAGGGCCTCATTGTACAATAGAGATCTTCTTCTTTCTCAGATTGAAAATGAAAAAAATAGAATTGAAGAAAGAAAAGCTCAGATTGAGAAGCTTGAAGAATACAAAGCAAATGCTATTTCTGAACTGAGTCTTCTGAAGAGTGAAAATGTTGAACTCAAAAAGAAGAATACTAATCTTAGTCTTTTGAAGGATTATTATTCCTTCCTGAAGAAGCTCTGTGGTGATGACCAGATTAAGCAATATGCCATTAGTAGTCTAGTACCTATCATTAACCAGAGAGCTAACCATTACCTCTCAGAGGCAGCCGTAGGGTTTTATATCAAGCTTGATGGATGGCTGGATTGTGAAATCAAGGGAGCTGGAATTTCTAATGCAACAGCCAGTAGTCTTTCCGGGGGAGAAAAGAAATCTTTAGAATTGGCTCTTCAATTTGCTCTTTATGACATTTCAAAATTAAAATGCAAAAATCTCCCAAACATTCTTATTCTTGATGAAATTTTGGATTCTTCTGTAGATGTTAAAGGTATTGAAAATCTTATGAATATTGTAACTATCAAACAACGTGAAGACAATCTTGCTACATTCATTGTTTCTCATAGAAAAGAAATTAGTTCGTTTACATTTGATCGTAGGTTTAATATTATTAAATCTAATGGATATAGCTCTATTAAGGAGGAAGTATAATGGATGAATGGAAGCGGGGGTTATCAGATGTAGAAATTACAAAAAGAATTTGGGATATCGTTAAAGATGATAAGTATCTAGGTAAAGAGCTTGCTTATTATAATGAGGAAAATGAAGTAATATCCCTTTTAGATGGAAATTTAACTTTAACTGTCTTTGAAAATGATATTATTATTGGATTCTCTTGTGAATTAGATTCTGCTAAAAGAATTATTGCTATATATACTTATCTAAGTGGTCTTATACATATTAAAGATTTAAAAATTGTTGATGAATATTACATTTCATTTGATGAAAATGATATGCCAGAAATGTTATATGGCCATGAAGCAAGAATGAAATTTTTACAAGATAAATGTTTTAATGTTTTTAAAAATTTATTAGAAAATAAAAATATGAAAGATTATTTAGAAGATCTTAATATTGAAGATATGTATAAATGTTAAGGAGAAAAAAATATGACAACATTAAAAGAATTGAAAGCTAAAATTAATAAAAAAGTTAAGGGTGTACATTGTGAAATTTTAAGTGATAGTGAAATCATGAATTGTGATTCTTGAATCAGTACCCCAAGTTATGATTTAAATAGAATTATTTCTGGGGATCTTTTTAAGGGGCTGCCTGTTAGATCTATGAATTTTTTAGCTGGCATGGAAGCATCTTTTAAATCTTCATTTGCATGTATCTGTGCAGCTAATTCACAAAAAGAAGGATATAAAGTAATTATCATAGATACTGAAGGGGGACTATCAGGGGAATTTGTAAAAAGATGGGGTCTAGACCCTGATGAGATATTATATATTTATGAACCAATTGTAGATAATGTAAGCTCTATTTTTGGACAATTACTTGAAGAAGAAGATGAAAAATTTTTAATTATTTTAGATTCTATTGGCGGTCTTGAATCAAATAAACTTCTATCAGATGCTTCAGATGGAAATGTTAAATCAGATCAAGGTGGCCTCGCAAGAAAAATTAAGCAAATGATGAAGTTATTCACCACAATCATTAAAAAGAAAAGTTCCATTGGTATTTATACCGGGCATACATACGGAAGTCCAAATGCTGGTCTTTATGCTACTGAAGAAGAAATAGGTGGTGGTAAAGCTTGTAAATATTTAGCCGATTGTATTATTATGCTCAAAAAGTCAAAGAAATATGATAAAGATAAAACAGTAATTGGAAATGTAGTTAAAGCATACACGTTAAAAAATAGATTTTACCCTGCATTTAATAGATGTGAGGTTGATATTGATTATGTACATGGTATTAACAAAGTTCATGGTATGTTTGATTTAGCTGAAAAATTTGGATTTATTACTAAGGCAGGGGCTGGTTGATGTACAAATGTTATAACAGGTGAAAAAGTTCAGGGAATCGAAAAAACTATTCCATGATTTAACAGGGAAATGTTAGAAAAAATAAATAATGAACTTAAAGCTACTGGATATAGTACGATCGATGAAGAACTTAAGGAATCACTAAAAGATGTTTCTTTAGAAGAATAATATCTGGCGCCAATTTTAAAAACTCCTTTTTATAAATAAAATAAAAGGGAGTTTTTTGATGTCAATAATATGTCTTATATGCAATATAGAATGTAAATCTATGAAAGCACTTAAAACACATTTAACAAAAAAACATAATATATCTTTTAAATTTTATTATGATAATAATCTTAAAGTAGATAATATGGACGGTATATGTAAGTTATGTAAAACAAATGAAACATATTTTATAAGTTCTTCTGGCAAATATAAACCATTGTGCGAAAAATGCGGCAAATCCAGGAGTATTCATGCACTAAAAATTTTATATGGAGAGGAAGAAGGAACTAGAAGATACAATGAAATCTGTGCTGGTTGTAGTAGAGACTTAGCATTCTTCACCAACAAATATGGAGAGGAAGAAGGAACTAGAAGATACAATGAATGAGTTAATAAAACAAAAAATAATAAACAAAATTTTATAAAACGACACGGGGAAGAAGAAGGATTAAAGAAATATGACGAATATTGTTTATCAAAATCTTTATCTAAAGAAAAATTTATTTATAAGCATGGAGAGGAAGAAGGAACTAGAAGATACAATGAATGATCAAAATCACATCTTACATTAGAAGAATATATATCAAAGCATGGAGAGGAAGAAGGAACTAGAAGATACAATGAATGAGTAAATTCTGCTAAAAATTCCAAAGAAAACTTTATTATTAGATATGGAGAGGAAGAAGGATTAAAGAAATATAATGAATATTGTAATAAAGTTGGCTGTGGTTTAAACAATTTGATTAGAATATATGGAGAGGAAGAAGGAACTAGAAGATATAAAGAAGTTTGCAGTAACAAAAAAGGCATTGGCTCTTTAAAATATTGTATTAATAGATACGGAAAGGAAGAAGGAGCTTCTTTTTATAATAGATGAAGTAAGTCTAGTGTGCCTACATTAGATAATATGATTAGAATATATGGAAAGGAAGAAGGAACTAGAAGACATACCATATTTAGAGAAAAATCAAAACAAAATTTACACAATTTTATAGATAGATATGGAGAAGATGAGGGCATAAAAAGATATAATTTGTTTTGTGAAAGATCATCAGGAAATACTAGGTCGGTTTCCAAAGAATCCTTAAAGTTATTTTATGAATTGATAGATTGATTATTTGAAGAGAATATTGCAGATTTTAAAGATATTAAATGTGGTATACCAGAAAGTTCTGAATTGTGTATAACATACAATAATAGAAAAAATAGATTTATGTTTGATTTTACATTATTTGATAAACTTATAATAGAATATAATGGCAATGGATCTCATGTAAGAGATACATGATCTATAGATAAAAAAGAACAATGAAGGCATGTTTGAGACAAAGAATGTGACTATATTAAAGCACTTGAAAGGGACGCCTTTAAAAATAATATCGCTATTAATGCTGGTTATAAAATTCTTACTGTATGAGCAGAAGATAAATTTGAAGAAAATTTAAAGTTATGTAAAAAATTTATATTGGAAGAAATGATTGATGAAGAAACTGGAGAAGTAATTCTCTAATTAGGAAAAATGACTAATAAGTTATACATATAACTCATTAAAGAGCTTAATGTATAACTTATTAGTCAAATTACATTTTGTATTTGATTTGCAACTTCTTTAAAATTCTTTTTGTTCCAAAATGAATAGGCGCAGGAATATCTTTAAAAGATGTAATTCATTTATAAGCTGAATGTTCCCAATTTAACTTTGGTTCAAATATCTCATCCACAGTTATTATAAAGGTTGTAAAAGTAAAATCTCCATCCTCAAAAATATCAAATGGTTTTTCTGAAATTTTAAAGGTGCCATTATATCGCAGTTCTTCTTTAAATTCTCTTTTGGCTGTTATTTTTGGTCATTTATCAGAATCATCAACTTTTCCCGAAACAACAATGCTTCAAGTTCCTGCCTCTTTGACTTTTTTCCATCCGTCTATAGTATCTTTTTGTCTTTGAAGAACTAGGAAGGCTTTTTCCTTTTTAGCATATACAATGGCACCAGCAGCCGCCTTTCCAAAATAGGACCTTTTAGAATCACCACTCTTTAGATCCATTCTCAAAAATTTAATAAATTGTGTCATAATGAAAGGGAGCCGAAGCTCCCGTCTCCTTAACCTTTACATTCATCAACTAACATCAGAAACTGAGAATATAAACCTTCGGGGTCATCTACCATAAACTCATCAGTAAATGGAACTCGAACTACACCATTAAGATCTTTATCCGTATGGAAGGTTATACCGATACCAAACTGATTTGAATCAACATACATCTTGTTAGATTTCTTAATAACTTTCTTTTCAAAATCTTCCCAAGGCATAATTTCTTTAGCAGTTGGTACTGTACACTGATGAAACACAAATGTAATAACATTTTTACTTTTAATCATTTCTTGCTCCTGAAGATAATCTGCAAATCGTTTAAAATACTTGTTTTCTTTTAAAGCATTAGGATATTTAGCTTTAAGTTCTTTAATTCTTTTCTTATTTGTGAACATTACTTTATGAGCTTTTACAATGTTAATTTGAGCTTGAGGTCAACAAATTGCTCATTCGGGAGAACGAATTGAGTCGTTTCCGGTACCTGCAACATGATGATGAAGTCCATAATCCCCTAGATTTACTTCACATTCATAGATTGTCCCAACTGTTCCTTCTCTTCTTGAGTAACCATCATCTCCAAGATATTGAGCAGCCTTTTCAATAACATTAGTTACATAAATTCCACCAACAGTATCTATTGTTCTCCAATGATATAAATCTGTTGGATAATCACTATATGTAACTCGTTTACCAGATTCTCGTGATGATACAGGAAAATATCCATTTTCTAAATATTCAATATAATCATTAGACTCTTCAATAGCATCTCCATCACTTTTAGGTTTAACTAAAAGCATATTATGAATATCAAGCATTCTGCCAACAGTAGAAGAATCGTTTGCAGGAATAACAGTAAACCCAAATCTTAAAATAAAGTTTGATGCTGTTAATCCTGAAGCATGGAAAGCTGGAATAAGTTCACTAGCTCCAAATCTTGTTCTAAATTGATCAAATTCAGGATATTTCATATTAACATTAAAGGATTCAATAAATTCAACAGCAGAATTTCCATGTTTTCCATTATAATATTTAGAATATTCAACAGACTTTTCATTAAGCTGATCTTGAGTTTCCTCAATTTTTTCCAAATTGATATCTGGAATGAGAGCATCTCCCTTTAATACTTGTTCAACACGCACAAAGTAATCTGCCCATTTTTCTCTTGGCTTCTTTCTAAGCATTGCTCCCTTAAATTCAAAGTTATTATATTTCAATAATGTTTTGATTCTAGAAGGGGTTAATTTAATTGAGGGTTTTAAAGGGTTATCATCATTGAAAATATCTTTTAATAGTGGATAAATCAAAAGTTGATCTTTCAATGTATTAACTAATGAATTAGCAATTTTATTAGGAAATGCATCTAATAGATCATCAAGTTTTTGAAGTTTATCTTTATCAGATAACATATCTAACATGATATATTCAAGACTATTGGTCTTATTTAAAAGTCTTTTACCAGAACTAATTTTATCCCAAACCCCTTGAACATTATCATTCTTAAAATATTCTATTAGGGCATCTACTCCATAATCGTCATATAACTTTCCAATCATGAAAGAATTTCGATCTAAATATTCCGCAATATTTTCAGTAGCTTCCTTAGATGTATAGTATCCTGCTCTATTAAGATATTTTAATCTTCAATCATTATCTTCATGATTTAATAAGAAATCATTTATTTTGTCTTTTGAATCGAAATATTCTAAGGCAAAAGATTTTTTTAATTCATCTTGTTCATATACCGGAAAGTTATATACATAATCATATACATTTTTTTTATATCTTTCATCGTCCATATTGTCTGCTAAAAATTGTTGAACAAAAGCTTTATCTAAAAATCCTTTCGAAATTAAATAATTAAAATCTCTTAGAATATGAAGACCTGAAATCTTAATTTTATATTTTACATGTTCTAACCATATATCTTTATATGAATTAAAAGTTTTTAAATTAAACCTATAGTCTTTAACTGAAAAGAAACCATATGTACTATCATCATTCTCTTTAATTATAGTTTTAATGGCTGCGTCTATCTTTATGCTTTTTGATAAATCATAATCACTATTTTCAAAATATTTAATAAAATTCTGTAATCTGTATGCTACTATTTTATTTAAATCTATAAACAAATCGGGGTTCTTAAATATAAAATCTGCTTCAATTCCCCAATTTTGCACCGTACTCATATCGAACTTATCATCTATTAATTTTGTTAATAGTGTATAAAAAAGTAGAAACTCAGGCATAGATGTATTAAGCTTCCTAAAAATATTTTTAATAACTTTAACTTCGCCAATAATATATTTGGGGTGATAATTGTTTTTTGAGTCTCTTTCTATAGTTTTGACCAAATACGCAAATTTGGTCCAGTTTCCTTTATATGCAAAATAATTCAAACAATAAAGTCCAACCAAACTAAATTCTTCTCGTTCACTAATATAAACATCTATCCATTTAAATCCTGGGCCAGTCTCAAGTGCAAGATCCTCAATCAAATATGAATGATCTGTTTGATATTCTTTATGTAAAAAAAATGCCAAAGTAAGATACTTTCTAAGATCATCATTACTTGATTTTACTCGTTCAATAAATTCAGAATATGGTAAATTATAGTGTTCAATATATTCTTTTAAAGTTCAATTATTATCTTTCAAATGTTTTAAATAAAATTCATGAAAGGAGGTTGGATTTGTTCTCTTCACTAACTCAGAATTAAGAATTTCATATGATAATTTATCACCAATTTTGTCTTTAAGTGTCAACATTGAATCAGCTCATCTATATGCTGCACTTTTTTTATCATCTAATAAAATCCATTTTTTTGCTATTTCTTTTGATGATCTACTCTCAATAGAAATCACAACATTTATAGTATCCAAAGTCATATATTCAGCAAAATGCCCTAAATAATCTACAATTTCAATTTTTTGATCCCCATAAATGCCATGAATAAGAGTCTCAAAATCGTTTCCCCGCAGCATAATAATTGCTCTAATTATATTTTTTTCATTCAAACAATCTGGGAATGTAGATTTAAGAATAGAATCTAATTCATCAATATATTTGTCAGGAACTTTAGAAGCAATTTTTAAAGAGCCTCTTCATTCTGAAAAATATTTTTTTAAATCTTCAATAAAAAAAGAAGAAAAAGTTGTATATAGATCTTTTATATTATCTTTCATCTGAAGAGTTCTAACCATATATCTAAAATCAAAAAGAAGTGAATCTTTAAATGCATATTCAATAAAATATGGAGACAATCTAGAAAAATCTCCTTTAATTGGGGTATATAATTTTTCGATTGTAGGGAATTGCTTTTTGATTTCATCTGGAATTTCGTCAAACAAAAACTGCTTCATTACTGTTCTTGAAGGAGTATATCTCATATAAAGACTTCTAACAATAGTTTGAATATCACTAGAAGATTTACTATTAGAAACCAGATACATTAGAAGATAATATGTGCTTAATTCAAGATCTAGTTGATTTGCATTAGTATATAAAGTAATATCCTGCCAAGTTGGAGCAGGAATTTCTTTTGGCTCATCAGTAGGGATAACTTGAGTTTTAACAGGAATATTTGTAGTCTTAGGTTCGCCTGTTAATGCAGATTTGACTGACGAAACTTTTGGGACAACAGTATCAACAGTTACAGGTGCGTCTGTAGCATCCTGGGTACTATCTGAAGGACTTGAAAGCCTTTTATATAATACCCTAAATTCATGTGCTCTCTTATGCTGCATCGCTAAACTGTAGAGTTCTGGAAGCATATCAGATAAAGTTTTATTTCCTTTCTTAAAATCTTTAAGAAGAGCGGAAATTTGTGGATATGGGTATAAAGATGAAACTTTTATTCTTTTGATAATTTCGTCTCTAAACATATTTTCGTCCAGCCCACCCAATGTTCCCATTTTAATTTTGGCGAGCATTTTGGTAATCTTGGTCATAGTCATGTCAGGTATAACTTTTTTGTCATCAATGACTTTCAAAATAACCATTAGATCAGAATCTGTATCAGTAACTTTGTCTAGTCTTACTGTAGACTGTTTAAAATATTGAATGAGTTTGTTCTCATCTTTATATTTTGCATACAGACCAAGAAAGCCAAGAAAATTAATCCAAAATTCATTTGTAATTTTCTTTTCTTTTGCAAGGAATTTATCTTTCCCTTCTTGATCTTTTCATATATGATTTTCTATTAAATAATCTCTCATTTAAACTGACTCCTACTAAAGCATATTTTAATTATTTATTCAATTTCATCTTTTCCTTCTTTCTCTGAAGGAATTTCTTCTTTATCTAACATTTCTAAAAGGCCTTTAAATTCACCAATATGAACTTTTTCTTCTCGAGCAACATCAAGAAGAACTTCCTTTACTTTTTTGTTTTTTACTTTTCTAGCCATCAATTGATAAAGAACAATAGCATCCTGTTCAGCAACAATAGCCATTCTTAAAATTTCATCATCAGTTTTATCATTGAGATTCATCTCATTAGATAACATCTCATTAAGCATAAATTCTTTAAATTTCATTAAGGTTCTTTTAACTCCTTCTCTATTACTTCAAACTTTTCTTTATCATAAAATCTTAATCTAATATCGCCGTATTTTGGGAACCATTTGTTATTATGATCTACCAAATCGTATATAATAGCACCATTTTTTGATGCATGTTTACGTAAAACCCGGCCTATAGATTGGAGTATCCTGATTTTCGACTTATAGGGGGCAGCAAAAATAAGATGCCCTAAATTAGGTATATTGATCCCTGTACTAAACGTCCCGTATGTTGCGCAAATTATATATTTTTTATCGGGGTTTTGTATCACTTTTTGTCTTCAGATCTCTCTATCTGATGTATCCATAGATCCAGAAATGAATACTATATTGTCTTCCTCACATAACCCGCGATCCAATAAAAATCGTTTAAGGAATTCACCTTCTGTTTCAACTTTACCAACTAAAAGTAAAACAGTTTTATTAATACTATTAAGAATATTACATATATTGTTTAATCTAAAAGAATTTCTAAATATCTCATCTTTTGCTTCATTATAGTCAGTAGAAAATTTTGTATTATATTTAATATGATACATTACAATTTTACTATCTGAGATGTATCCTAAGTCTGCAAGTTCTGATGCTGGTACTTCAACAACTATAGGACCCAAGTAACTTTTTACATTCATAGTTTCAAGTCTTGCTTCAGGCATTGTACCAGTACAGCCAATTCGATAGTCTGCATTTGAAGCTTTTAAAATATCCCTAATAACTGTGGCTCTAGCGCCATGTACTTCATCAATAATTACACAATCAAAATTCTCTACTTGAGAAACATTATGTGATAAAGATTGTCAGGTTGAAATAACAATCTTCTTATCCCATTCTTTAAATTTTGAATATACACGGCCAAGATCTTCTTTATAAAATCCATAGTCTAAGATATCTTTATAAAATTGCTCTACCAGTGAAGTAGTAGGGACAATTATCATAGCATTTGAAATTTTCTTGCTATGAAGAAGATTTTTGATTATACCAGCAATAATATAGCTTTTTCCTGCAGAAGTTGCGGCCCTAATAATACATTTTTTATATTTTAATGCTTTACGAATACATTCTTCTTGGTATGGGCGATAATCCCAGGGCTCACATTTTTCTAATTCAATATTATCAAAACTTGAATCCTGTTTGAGAAACTCTTTTACTTCATCATCTATAATCAGTTGGGTTTTGGGATAATTCTTTTTGTAAAATGAAAGAAATTCAGTCAATAATCCATAAGGAAGAATCTTATCATAGATACTAAACAAATAAATTTTTCCATCTCAATGTCCAACTTTAAACTTTGGACTAAAAGCATACCCAGGAGCATATTCAGAAAAATGATCTTTTAATTTTAATAAAATTTCTCTATCATCACAATCTACAAATATATGTAATCTGTCATACATTTTTAAAGTAATCATTAGATTCTCTTATTAGCAAATTCTTTCATACTCCAATACTGTCTATCAAGACCTTTTACACAGAGCTCAAAGAATGCTATACGAATTTTTTGTTTTCTCAAAATCTCTTTCATTTTAAGATATTTTGGATCTTTAGGCAAATAGTATTTTTCTATTTCCTTGTTTGAGAGTTCTTCTTCAGATTGAAATCGATACTTGTGATAAAGTTCACCAACAAGTTTTTCTTGAAGCTCTTCAAGTTCTTCATATCTGATTTTTTCTTTAAGTAATTGATCTTGAAATCTAATTACTTGATAAGGATTATCTTGTAGCTTTTGAGAAATATTCAATTCATCAAAAGCTACAAGTTCATATATTGGATATTCTTTAAGTAGATCATCAACAATTTTATCTTTATCAATTGCCACAAATTTTCTCCTAAAACTATTTTAGATGGGGATATTTGTCAAAGAAACCCTCAGCCTTGAGATCATCTCAATCTCCGATAATATCTACGTCATATGGGGTCTTATTATTTGTAACTTCATTATCCATTCTTTTAATAATTATATCTCTTATTTGTTCAGTTTTAACATCAATTGATCTAGGAGCAAATCCTTCTGTCCAATCAAGAACATTCATGAAAAATGTATCAGCATCAATTTCTTTTCCTAAATTTGATGTGGCATATTCATATTCTTTGGCCTTTTTTTGATTGAAGGACCAAGCATTTAAAATTTGTTCTTCTTTTAAATCTTTTAGTGCAAATCCTTTATCACCTTTCTTTAGGTTGATAATTCCTTCAGGGAAAATGTGTTTAAAATTTTTAATGAAAAGAAAAATATAATCTTTAGCTCATTTATTTCTCAATTCAAAATTCTTTTTATGAAAAGCTTTAAATTCCTGCTTTGTCATATCTGAATAGAATTTTGTATTTACATTTTCATCAAGCATTAATTGTTTTAATTTATTTCTTATTTCCATTTTAATAAAAACTCCTATGATAGTAAATAATGTTGAATTCTACCTTCAATAGAATTCTCAAATAATTTTAATTTTTTAGGTAGAACAACTATTGAAACATCCCTATCCTTAACAACTCTTTCAAAAGAAGAATCACTAAAAGAACATTGTAAAGGAACAACATACATTGAAGAAGTTGGAGTTAATAGAACTATAGATGTCGAAATATAATCTGAGGGTTCTTCTCTAATAGGGCAAAATTTTGTATTTCTATCTAAATTTTTAGAAGTTAGATTTTTTAATGTTGTTAAAACTTCTAATGGATGATTTGGTTCTTCTTTTTCTATAGCATCAATGACAGTATCTCTTCTCATTATAGAAGACTTATAACCTTCTCCATCTTCTTTAGTATAACCAGCATCTTTTAAAAAAATTCCATGATTAGTTCTAACAACCAAATTATAGTCTTTAATTTCTTTAACTTTTACATTATAATCTTCAGGGACAATATGTTTAAGTAAGATTTTCTTTACATCTTCATCATCTTCAATTGGATCAATTTCTAAATTCCTTAAAATGGCTTCTTTGGTTTTATTATGAAGAAATATTTCTAAATAGAAAAGTTTTTCCCCATCTGAGACTATTGTATTACCTTCGAATCTTTCTTCAACCAAAGTATCAACAACATCTTTGATATTATCCATTTTAAGAACTTGTCTTAAGATAATCCCATTTCTATTAGTTTTTCTATTTTTAATAGATAGTCTAACTTTACCGTCTTTCTTATCTTCATGATTTTGCAAAGCAACAGAAACTAACATTATGCCTTTTGAATTAATACCTTCAGTCCAATCATTATATTCATCAATTAGAAATGCTGATGAAATCCCATCATGAGAATAATATTTCAAGGAGTATTTTGGTTTATACGCTCTATCCCTAATTTTATAGAGGAATCATTGTTCCTTGTTATTTCTATTTTTTAATTTTAAGCCAATTGCTACACACATCTAGCTTTTACCTCATCCAAATTAATATAGTTTATAAATTATTTATCAAAAATTCATAAGTACATATTACCAAAATATTGTTTCACCAATCAATATAATTCTATATACTATACCCTCCGTACCAAGTTAATATATTAACTATCATATTTCTCCGGAGTTGTAAATAGAGAAAATTCAAGTTTATACCACATCTCGAATATTTTTTTATCAGAAAGTCTGGAAATTTTGAGATTTTTCATGTTTCCAGGAAGCTTAATTATTTCAATAACTTAGAAATCCACCAAAATCTTAGTTTTCCTAATAATATCAATAACTTACGAGAAATCCACCAAAATCTATAGAAAAACGTAATGTTTTATACATCATTTTCTTAGGATTTCGAATAGTTAATAATTTTAATAATTTAGGATTTCTTAAAATCCTCTTTTTCTCCATTAGAAATTTCTATAAATAATTAAAACACAATAAAGTTTTTTAGAGGAATAATATGACTAGAGCTGATTTAAGAGCAAGATTAAAAAGAGATTTGGGGTATCCATATAACAAAGTTGAAGTCACAGATGATCATCTAAATGATGCCATCGATGATGCTTTGGAAAAATGAGAAGAATGAGCAGTAGGTAATTCTACAAAAGAATATTATTTTACTATGCCACTGTCTGCTGGTCAATATGAATATGTCCTACCAGCATATGTTACAGACGTACTGGGCTTCAAATCTGACACATGGAGTACAGGTATTAATACTCTCTTTACCATTGAGAATTTTTTATACACACAAGGATATATTGACCCCCAACAGTTTATGGGATCTGGTGGACTAATTGGGTATCAGCTTGCTATGGATTATATTGAAACATTAGAAAGATATATGCCTGAGCAATATACATTTAAGTATGCTAGACACAAAAAGATTCTTAACTTGAGTCCTACTCCTGTTTTAAAAGATGTCAGAACTATTAATGGAACTGAATGGGATTTTGCTGGATATCTTTTAGTTAGATGTATGGCATATGATGGATCCTTTGTTGATGGCTGAACCTATTTAGATTTTGAAGATCAAGCACTTAGTGAAGGTTGAGTTAAAAAATATGCATTAGCAAAACTAAAAACAACATTAGGTCAAATTAGAAGAAAGTTTTCAAGTTATAATTCAATAGGAAATACTGGAATAACTTTGGATGGTGCTGAATTAATTTCTGAAGGCAAAGAAGAAATGGATAGACTAATAGAAGAAATTGATACTAACTATGCCTATGAAGGGTATGGTATTACAATGGGAGCAATATAATGGAAAAGAAACTTGGGTGGATTTGTCCTAAATGTGGAAAGTGTTTAAGTCCTTATGTAAACGAATGTGAATGTTATAAAGTAGTAATAAATAACAATCCTCATGTACCAATGGAGATTGAGAATCCTTTAAAAACTTTTAAATGGGTAAAAGATTGGCCTACGCCTTATGAGGATCAACCAAAGTTTAAATTTTATACAGCTGGATCAAGCGACAATCCTTGTGAAGGTTGTCTAAGTAAAGGAAAGCCTTTTTGTCATTGCACTATTGGTGGATCAAAAGTAACTTATTAAGGATTTAAAATGGAAAAAATAGAACTACCTACACATATTTCTGGGGATTGGTGAAATGGTATGGGGCCTATTACTGTTAGGGTAAATGGCGATCCATTGGATTTAACATCCACAGAAATTAAAATGCAAATAAGAAGAGGAAGGAAACCTTCTGATGCCGTATTAGCAGAATGGTCAACAACAGATGGAACTATTCAAATCATAGATGGTTCTAATGGTGTTTTTAATATTTCTGGTCGTGTTCTTACTCTTCCCGGAGGAAATTTATTTTCTGATGTGCAAGTTAAGACACAAGATGAAAGATACTTCACCATTATTCCAGAAATAGTTTGAAATGTTATAAATGATATAACAAGGTAATATTATGGGAAATGTATTTGATGTAAATATCGAAGGTATAAAAGATAATAAATATAGTATTGAGGTAGATCTTCTTTCTAATGATATTTCAGTAGAGGTTATAAAGGAAGAAAGATCATATGATATATCCATTGAAACAGCAAATTTTTCATCTTTGGTAAGCCCCAATGATGGAAATAGATTATCAAGAACTGTTGAAGGTGGGTTATTTGTTCCAGAGATAGATTTTGATTTAACTTCCATTTATGAGGAAGCTAAAGTATAGGGGATTAAAATGACAAGTGAAGAAACATTAGCGAACTTTGCAAATGCAGTTGGCACAGATATTAAACAATTAAGTGAAGCTATAAATATTTTTCAAATAGAAAATGTTAGTGATAGTGATTTATTACAATATTCAAGTTCTCTAGGAAAATGAAAAAATATTAAAAAGGAAACTATCTTAGATGGTGGTAATTTTTAAAGGAAACATAAATGTCAAATACTATTAGAATTAAAAGACGCGCTATAGGTGGTGCCATAGGTGCCCCTTCTTCTCTTGAAAATGCAGAATTAGCATTTAATGAGGCAGATGATACTTTGTATTATGGTAAAGGAACAGGTGGTGTAGGGGGTTCTGCTACAACTATAGAACCTATTGGTGGTATAGGAGCCTTTGTTTCAAAAAATAATATTGATCAAACTATAGACGGAGAAAAAACTTTTGTAGGTACAGTTATTGCTCCAACTCAGGATTCTACTGATGATTCAACAAAGGTAGCTACAACAGCTTTTGTAAAATCAATAGGATATGTTCCTGCCCCTACTGGTGTAGTTACGGGAACATTTACAAAGGTTACTATAAATTCAAACGGATATGTTACGCTAGGTTCAACACTTAGTGCTTCTGATATCCCTTCATTAACAGCTTCCAAAATATCTGATTTTGATACCCAAGTAAGATTATCCGGTTTAGACCAAATGGCCGAACCAGAATCAAATGTATCATTTAATGATGTTAGAATTACAAATCTTGCAACACCTGTTAATGATAATGATGCTGCAAATAAATTATATGTTGATACTGCAATTCAGGGCATTAAACCAAAGAACTCTGTAAAGGCAGCGACAACAGGTAATATCACATTATCTGCAACACAAACAATTGATGATATTTCTGTTATAGATGGGGATAGAGTATTAGTAAAAAACCAAACAACAAGTTCACAGAATGGTATTTATATTGTTTCTGGTAGTGCATGGACTCGCGCTGCGGATATGAATTCATGGGATGAAGTTGTTTCAGCATTCGTATTTGTTGAGGAAGGTACTACAAACGCCGATACTGGTTGGTTATGTTCCGCAAATAGTGGTGGTACATTAGATACAACGGCGATTACATGGGTTCAGTTTTCAAGCGCAGGATCAATAACTGCTGGGACGGGTTTATCAAAAGATGGCAATACACTTAATGTTGGTGCAGGAACGGGTATCACAGTTGGTGCTGATGATGTTGCTTTAACAGGACAGTCTTTAGCATTACATAATTTATCTACAAATGGGTTAATAACAAGAACTGGATCTGGAACTGTTACTTCAAGAACTATTTCTACTTCAGGAACTGGCATATCCGTCGCAGATGGAAATGGCGTATCAGCTAACCCAACTATTTCATTGTCTACTGCATTGTCTACTGTTGGTACCTTAACCCCAGCAGCTGATAGAATTGCTTATTATACAAGTGCTTCTACTGCCTCCTTAACAGCATTAACATCTTTTGGTAGATCATTAATTGATGATGATAATGCTTCAACTGCAAGAACTACTTTAGGATTAGGAACAATTGCTACTCAAGCAGCATCAAGCGTTGCAATTACTGGCGGCTCAATTACAAACTTAACAACTTTTGATGGGATCACTATTGACGGTGGAACATTCTAAATAAATAAAAATAAGAAATATTTTATGGGGATATTTCTATATCCCCTTTTTTTATTCCTGCTTCTTTAAGCGTACAAGGAGTCCATCTTTATGGCAAATACTATTATTCACAAAAAGTCTTCTGTGGCATCAAAATCTCCTCTTATTGGAGATTTGTCTCTTGGTGAAATAGCAATCAATACTTTTGATGGTGTACTTTATTTAAAAAAGAATAATGGAACAGAATCTATTATTCCAATTAAAGAAATAACAAAATCTAATGTTGAAGCTGTTTTAACCGGTACAATATTTACACATACCCACTCATATGAACACACTCAAAGTTCTGCTTCCACAACATGAACAATTAATCATAATTTAAATTCAAGATTAGTACAAATAATTGCTGCTGATTCTTCTTATCTCCAAATTTTCCCGGATTCTGTTTCTTTTACCTCTGTCAATCAGGTTGTTTTAACCTTCTCAGAAAGTGTTTCGGGTTATGCTAAGATTTCTCGATAAATAGTTATATGAGGAATACAAAATGACTTTAGATGTAAATTTTAAACCTGAATGAGAGCTTTTAGACTTTCAACAGGTAGAACAAGAATATGAATTGTTTGATTCAATTGCCTCGGAATTTAATGATGTTTCTGGTTTTGCAATTGAGTATTATGTATTAGATGCTCAAAATGGAAACATAGATCTTCTATATGGAGAAATTCCTAATATGAATTGGAATGGTCCATATAGAACAAAAATTATATATGAACCTACAAATGAAACAGAAGTATTAAATTCTTTTGGGTTCTCATCTGATGATGTTATTACATCAATGATGATGACAAAATCAGTTTTTTCAAGAGATATTTCATATGATTTTATTCCTAAAGTTGGTGATGTTATTAAAACTTTATGAAATAACAAAATGTATGAAATTACTGATGTTGGTGCCGAATCTAAAATTTTTCAGGGCAAAAAAATGGTTTGAGATTTTATTTGTAAACCATTCAGACACAGTTCACAAAGTGCTTCAGCAGATGAGATTGTTTTCAATACACCGAATGATATTGATTTCCCTGGAATCAACTTTGAATATATATCAAAACCTCTATCAGCATTCGGCGACAACGATACAGTAGAAGAAGAATCTGATGCTATTGACAATAATAGTGTAGATTCTTCTTATTATGGATATGATACTTTAGATTAGGATAAACTATGGATACATTTTTTCATTATCATACATTACGAAAAACAACTATTCAATTTCTTAATATTTTTAACAATATTAAGATTGCTAAATATAATTCAGATGGATCAGTAAGGGAATTTGTAACTGTTCCTTTAAAGTATGCACCAAAAGAAAAGTTTTATTATTGATTATATGAAAGGAAACATGAAATAAAACTACCAATGATGAGTGCTTATATTACAAGTATTTCTCCTGCGATAAATGAACGAGGAACAAATAAACATATGAAAGTCTTGTCTTGTGATAGACAGTTATATCATAAGACATTAGTTCCATATACTATTGAATATGAGCTTGCAATTTCTACATTGTTTCATAATGAAATAGATCAAATTTTTGAACAAATTATTCCTTATTTTACTCCATATGTAATTACAAGGGTATCAATTCCTGAAATAGATAATCATTTTGATTGTAAAGTCATTTTAGAATCTATTTCCCCTGATATGGAAACAGATATCCCAGAAGATGATTATAGAATGATAAATTGAAAATTAAATTTTACTGTTCATACATTTGCATTACAGCCAATAAGTGCTGGAAAATACATTGAGGAAATTTTTCTTGAAATGAGAAATAATGATTTAGTGTATGAAACTATGCATTTATCTGGATATATGAATGATGATAATCAAGTAATAAGCTCATATGAACTTATTCCTGGAGACGCATAATGGGCTGCACTACTTTAAATATAGCTTCTGGAAATAACTTTCAATTATATTTCCCTGTTTTACCTTTTTCTACTGAATTACAAGACAGTAAGGAACTAACACTAAATCTGTTCAATGTTGTTATTCCTAGTATGTCATTTGACAGTACACCAATAAGTTGGCAGGGATGAGACACAAAAAGAGCAGATGGAACTTTACTTTTTGCAGACTTCACTTTTGATTTCATGATTGATGAAGAATTCAAAAACTGACAAGTTCTTTTTGATTGAATGACAAACATCAACAACAATAAAGATGTATTAAGTAAGCACCCCAGAACTTATACTACAGATTCTTATATTATGATTATGGATAATTTTGGAAAAAGTATTTTAAAATTAAAATTGATAAATTGTTTCCCTATGGATTTGGGAACAGTAACATTATCTTATAGAGAGGGTGAAACTTACATTGAATGTAATGCAACAATTTCTTATGATAGAATGGAAAGAGGATAAAAATATATAAATATAATTATAATCTAATGATTCTTAGATTCTAATTTATGGAGGAAACAATACATGAGTTTCGGAATTTCGCCGGGCGTGGCGACGAGGGAAGTGGATCTAAGCACCACAATTCCTGCAGTAGCAACTTCTATTGCTGTAAACGTCCTAAGAAAAACATACAAAGGCCCTGAATACGAACAGTATTTAGTAACAAATACAGATGAACTTATTGATGCATTTGGTAAACCTGCTGATAGTTCTTTTATTGATATTCTGTCTTCTGCAGGATATCTTAAATATGGAAGCATGCTCTATTGTACAAGGGTTATGCCTACTGATGCTACTTTTGCTGGTACAAAAATTTTAACTGGAACAAATTCTACCCAGGAAGCCACTGCTAACTTCACTTTTGAAGCTACTGGAACTGTTGAAGGAACTGAAGATGATGGTCCTTATACCTATACCTCATTAGGAACAACTGATATGAAGATGTTCCCTGAAATGGTAGACACTTTAATGGGTGAAGATGACCCACTTTGGGTACTTGCTAAATATCGTGGTGAATTTGGAAACAATACTCGTTTACTTGTTTATGACAAGGCCACATATGATGCTGTTAAGTATTTTGATACACAGACTGAAACATTTGATATTCCTTCTGGCGTATCTTTAACTGCTTCAGCTACGGCAGCAGTATCTGGAATGTGGGTAGATTATGAAGCTAATCCCGATTTTGGAACTCCTGGTTACCAGGATGATCTTCCATTTGTTGTAATTCGTGATCTCGATACTCCTATGACTGATGAAAAACAATTCACAATCGTAGTCCAAGCTAAAGATCAGGGTTCAACAATATGGGAAGACAAAGAGGTCTTCATTGTTTCTTCTGATGAAAATTCAATTGATGATTCCGGCGTTTCTAATTTTGTTGAGACTGTTGTAAATGAACAGTCAAAGTATATTAATGTAGCTTTGAATCCTGTCTTTAAAACAACTACAGAAATTGATTCGCCCGCGATTGGGGCCATTATGACTCGTATGGCCACCCTTTCTGGTGGAAAGAATGGTGTATTTGGAAGACATGAAGATGTAACTGTTCAGGCTGGTGAAGATGCTGCTTGTATTGAAGCATATAATCTTTATGCTAATCCTGAAGAAATTGATGTCAATCTCTTTATCGAATCAGATAAGGGTGTAACTGTAAAAACCTACCTTGTAGAGCTTTGTGAATCAATTCGTAGAGATTGTTTTGTTGTACTTGATGTTCTAAGATCCCATGTTCTAAACAACAAAGGTTCTGAAACATTAGATATGGTAAAATGGAGAAAAGGACAAGCTGGTTCTACATTTAATCCTAATACTTCATATGCTGCTCTATATGGTAACTGGATCGAAGTATTTGATACTTGGAACAAAAAATATCGTTGGCTTCCTCTCTCCGGTCATATGGCTGGTCTATATGCTCATACAGATGATGTAGCTGATGCATGGTGAGCACCTGCTGGATTGAATAGAGCTATTCTAACTGGTGTTCGTAGACTTGCTTTTAATCCTACTGAAGGAAATCGAGATGCAATGTATGTTGCAGGAATTAACCCTGTTGTTTCTTTTAGTGGTCAGGGCAAAGTAGTTTGAGGACAGAAGACCCTATTAGATAAACAGAGTGCATTTAATAGAATTAATGTTCGCAGGTTGTTCCTCATATTGGAAAAAGCCATCGCAAAAAGTGCCAAATACTTTTTATTCGAGATGAACGATGAAATTACTTGGATGTTAATGACCAATATGATTGAGCCTTTCCTTCGTGATATTCAGGGCCGCCGTGGCATTTATGCCTTCAAGGTCCAGATTGATGAAACAACTAATACCCCAGAAAGAATTGATCGTAACGAGCTAGTTGGGAATATATGGATCCAGCCCGCCAGAGCAGTCGAGTTTATCCGGCTTAACTTTATCGCAACAAAAACTGGGGCTAACTTCGATGAACTAATTGGAGCAGGTGCGGTTTCTTAATTTTTTATTTACAATATAAATAAAATATCTTATCTTTAAATTTAATGGAGAAGGACAACACCGGCCAGTGCTGAGGGTTGCTCCCACATCCCTCTAACTTCTCTTTAAATTTCAAATTCTATGGGAGTAGACTATCATGATTATTTGTTGAGACAATCTAGAAAAACATAATATTAAATTAAGCAATAGAGGAAATTTTAGAGGTAATGATGGTACATATTATTATCATGATTTATGTCTAGAATGTGGTGAGCCTTTTTTAAGTAAAGGAAAACATAATATACAATATTGTTCATATGAATGTATGACTAAGTCTCAAATATATAGAGAAAAAATTGGAAATGAAAAAGCACTTCTTAATGAATCTACTGATATTATATTAACAAAAGAGGAAATTTTAGAATTAAGAGTTAAATACCCCAAAAGATATATTAAAATATTAAAAAACAAATATCCAAAAACAATACAACAAATAGAATTGTTTTTTAATGACATTAAATCCAATATTACTAACAGTATATTATCTCAAAAAATATTCCATTATGTTTTTAATTTAAAAAATATTCCTGTATGCCCTCTTTGTGGAAATATATTACCATTTAACACATTATTAGAGTCATGGGGATATAGAAAATTTTGTTCAAGAATATGTGCTATAAATAATCCAGATTTAATAAGAAAACGTGATCCTAACCAAGATGTTAAAAAGGAAAGAAATAATAGAGGAATTAAAATTTTAAAATCTTCAGATATTAAAGTTTATTCATTAGAAAGAACCAATAAAATTTTTCTTTTATTTTTAGCTAAATTCAATTATGATTTTCAAAATGTTGCCATAAAAATTCTTAACAAGTCCCCAAAATTATATAAAAGTATAAACATCTATTATGCGGATTTTACTCATAGAGAAATATATTACCTTATTCTAAATAATAATCCAAAAGAAAGAATATGTTATATTTGTAAAAAAGAGAAAACACCATTATTAAGAAATGGTTATAGAAGCTATTGTACTAATTGTGGAAATAAACATAGTAATATTATTGCGAGATTTAAAAAATATCCATTAATATATAATTATTGTAAAGATAATGATTATGAAATGATAGCATCTAGATATGAATTTGCTCTTAGTCCTCTAAAAACGACCGATGTTAAATGTTTAAGATGTAAAAATATCAGACCATTATCTATAGAATTAATAAATAAAGGAGTTTCTTGTTCCTGTAGAGTTAAGGGAGGAACTAGTAAGGCAGAAAACGAAATAGCAAAATTTTTGAATATTAATCATCGCAGGGGAAATAAAGAAATTTTAGATGGTCTTGAGATAGATATCTTTATTCCAAATTCCAATTTGGGGATTGAATATGATGGTATATATTATCATTCTGAAATTTCAGGAAATAAAAATAAAAAATATCATATAAATAAGACAGATATTTGTGATGAAAATAATATTCAACTTATTCATATATTTGAAACGGAATGGAAAGATAAACAATCTATAGTTAAATCTGCACTTCTTTCTAAGTTGGGTATTTTTGAAAATAGAATATATGCTAGAAAATGCGAAATAAGATCTCTTACTTTTGAAGAATCTAATATCTTTCTTCTTCAAAATCACCTCCAAGGATATTGTAATTCGTCTATTAGATATGGGCTTTTTTATAATGATGAACTTGTTTCATGTATGACTTTTGGTAAGAGAAAAATAACAGGAAAAACTAAACTTGAGCTTTTAAGATTTTGTAATAAACTTAATACACAAGTCATTGGGGGAGCAAGTAAATTATTTAAACACTTTGTTAGAAACAATGAATTTGAAGAAATAATTTCCTATGCAGATCGTAGATGGTCTAATGGTAATTTATATGAACAACTTGGGTTTGAATTTAGTCATAAGAGTGCTCCGTCCTATTGGTACATTATTAATGGGAAGTTGGTACATAGATCCGTTTATATGAAACATAAATTACCAAGTTTATTAAAGGATTTTGATCCTAATCTTACTGAATGGGAAAATATGCAAATGAATGGATTTGATAGAATTTGGGATTGTGGGTGTTTAGTTTATAGGTATGCAAGGTAGAAATATTATGAAAATAGAGAATATAGATGATTATAAAAAAGCTATAGATGAATTATTTAGGATTGAACTTGTTGGCTATGAAAATCATGAAGAAGAATATATTAATAAACTTATTAAAAAAATACAAAAATTTGAAAATGAAAAATTAAAAGAATAAAAAGGAGCCCAAAGGCTCCTTTTTATTTTATAATATTTTTATCTAATTCTAAAATAAACCTAATTCACACTCATTTATTCCTCCACTTTAAATCTATTAATTAAGTCATATGAATCCTTTCCAGAGATACCCCATCCATAAAGAAAATAATCAATATCATACATTCCATAGGGGGACTCCTCAGCTTCCATCAAAATCTCAAACGCTCTCTTCCAAGAACAATTACATGTTTTTCTCACTTCAGAGATTTTTTCTTCAAACTTTGCCAAATCTGCTTTTTCTTGAGCTTCCTGTTCTTCAATCTGGCGAGAGATCTCATCATCCAGGGATTTTATGGCATTCAGAAATTCTTCCATTGTGTTGAAGGGGAAATATCGGGGGCGAAAACCATGAGCATCCCTGTGCATATCAGAATAGAGCTGCCAATCTTCAGGGGTAAAAATCTTGAGGTTCATGATTATTCCTCCTTTCCTATATTAAAAAGGTAATTAAGAAATTGATCCCCAGATTCAAACTCCATTTCAAATTCAGGTTCCTTTCCATATTGAGCAATAAACTTTTCCTTGTAGAGAGCAATTTCACATTCAGTTGGGATATACATTTTGATCTCCTGGGTTATTTGTTGTTGTGTTAAGATTAGAATATAAAAGTTTTGAAAGTTTGTAAACAGTTTTAAGAAAAAATTTCAAAATATGTAAACAAAAAAGGGAGCCGAAGCTCCCTTTTAATTGTTAATAAAAAACAATATTTTACGGCATTTCCGTAATAACGCTACGGATATAGTAATTTTCGGCGCCAAAGATATTGCTATGAAGGGCATATCGGCTCATTAGACCTATTGTGGGGTTGAATGAGTTCTCAAAAGTTGCTCTGCTTAATAGAAGTTGAATAAATGGGCAATAAATTATTCCGGCATCCATACCTGAGCCGCCAGCACCCTTGTAACCAACAGTTAGTTCGTCTACAGTAGCGAAAGTATCACGGATAACTTTCATACGACCGTCTAGTGTACCAATGATTTCAACAGAGGTATTAGCAGTGTTTACATTACCAGATACAGGAGCAATTGTGAAACTGGAAGTTCCTTCAAGAGCTGCGCATACAGTAGGATTAGCAACTACGAAGTTACCAGCACCACGACGGGTTGTGATAGCAATGCGGTTAGCCATACGAACGGTACGATTGTAAAGGTTACGATATTTTTCATGTTCCCAGCGGCCATCAAAATGAGCAGAAGAAGCCCAAGATAGAGTGCCGAGCTGACCATCTACATAAGAGTAAGCATTGGTATTAGCAGCAGTTTTTACAGCATCAATGATTTCACGGTCAATTTCAGCCTGAATTTCATAACCAAGGATATCAAGCATTTCAGATTCGATGTCAAGACCATGCATAGCATTAAGATCCTGAGCAACTTCTAAGGACCAGCGGCTGCGTAGCTTACGGGTCTTAGCTTCAATCTGAGCTTTTTCGATGGTTAGGTTAACTTCCTTGATCTGATCGCCAGTACCAATACCTAGACCAACAGCAGGAGAAGTACTAGAACCTAGAATTTCACCAGCAGAAGTAACCATAGAGCCAGTGTATGACTTATCTACAGTGTTGTAACCAAGTTCAGTGTTAGAACCAGAGTTGTAAGTCTGACCAGCGCGGAAACGAAGAGCGAAAGCTAGACCAACAGGGGAGGTCATAGGCTGAACACCAACGGTTTCGTGAGCAATTAGATTAGGGAAAGTTCTACGAACCATGGGAATAGCAATCTTGTGGAATTCACCAGAAGTTGCATAGTTAGAGCCAAAAGAACCATCTGTATAAGATGCTTCATTAACCATATTCTGTTCTTTTAGATAATTGAACTCATTCTCAAGCATAATAGCTGTCATGGTTTCAATTTTATTATCTTTAATCTTGCCTACCTTGGCAACGACTTTTTCCTCGTTGATAAGTGGATTCCACTTTTCTACTAGCTGATTAACGTTAATTTTAGACATTTTATTAAATTCCTCCTAAGAATTGTTCCTTATAAATTTATTTATAGTTTCTAATTTTCAATTTAGAAATTAGATTTTTGGCTTTGGTAACTATAAATTGCCAAATAGATTTTTTAAAATCAAATAATGCCTAGTATTGATTATACATAATTTTAATAATATTTTTAAAAGAATACCATTCTTTTAAAGTTTATTATGTATATATCTATTTATATTTTTTCGTTTTAAGTTTTAGATAAAGTTAAGATATTTAGAAACGAAAGAGTTATCCTCTTCCTTTTCTTCTGTGATTAGGGGTGTTGCAACACCATCGCCTTCAGCTTCAACTAGATCAGGATATTCTTTCTTAAGTTCTTTTCTATCCCAACCACCATCTTTAAGTAGCCATTCTACAGCAGTCTTTTTGTCTTTTGCATCAAAAGATACTTCAGACTCAGATACTGCTTTAGCAGATACACCAGCTTTCTTTAATTCGGAAACTGCCTTTTTAGGATCAACTACTTTTACTGTTACCATCTTTTCAGTAATAACTTCTTCCTCTGTTAGAGTATCAACAATGATATCAAACTTCTTGTCAATAACTTCTTTATCAGTGATACCTTCAAGGATGGAGAAAACTTTTTCCTTCTGGGATTCAGTTAGACCTTCACACTTCTCATAAATATAAAGGGTGACTGAAGCTTCATGAAGTAGCTGCTTTCCGTTTAAGAATTTTTCTGTTAAATGATTCTTTTCATCACGGAGTTTTAGAATTTCATCTTTAGCTTCGGAAAGAAGAGACTTAGCTTCTTCATTGACTAGACCTTCATCAATACCAAGACGAACCTTAAACTGCTCAATTAGATCGGAGTATAGTTCACCCTTACGAGCAAATTCCTTGATGTTTTCGGGGATCTGAAGTTTTTCAGCAAGAATATCATCTACGAAAAGAGAAAACTTTTCAGCAAGAGTGTCCTTATAAGTTTCAAACTTCTCTTCATATTCCTGTACAAGCTCTTCCTTTAAAGAAGTTTTTTCTTCTTCAAGAGCAGCCTCAACCATTTCTTTGGCTAGAACCTCAGCCTTTTCCCTGGAAAGCTCTTCGACTTTCTCATCTACTTTAGTATTGATAAGATCAGAGATCTTTGTTTCTACTTCGGTAACTACAGACTCATCAAGAGCTTCAACACCAAGTAGTTTGGTAATGTCCTTAATATTCATTAGTATAAATTCCTCCTAAGAATTGTTCCTTATAAATTTATTTATAATTTTTAAATTCAAATTATTCGTAATCTTGATCTTTTAAATAGTTTTTGGCATCTTTAAGAGTTTCAAAAGTAGGTTTTGAACCTCCAGCTTTAAAAACAATATAAAAATCTTGATATTTTCCTTTTGGTCCATATGGCTCAGTTTTCATAAGGGTCCAATCTTTCCCCTTTTCTACAACAGAATCTGTTTTAGGATTCCTAGCTATAGACCCTTCGTTCAAATATTCATCAATTTTTTCAATTAGTTTCATTTTTTCCCCTAGATGTTTTTAGAAATCTGATCGATTACTTGAAAAATCCTCTTTCTATATTCTTGTTTAGCTTGTTCAATAAGCTTTTCTTGATTAGAAGTACCAAAATCTACACCCTCTAACACGCCATTAACCCAGCTCCCCAAGTTGGATGGTTGGCTAACAATGTCCCAACAAATTAGATTAAAGTCTTCATTAACATGATTTGTTTTTTCGTTTACAGTTCCAAGACCACGAGAGCTAATACCAATTCGAGCACCATCTTCAATTAGATTTTTTACAATCTGGCCACATGGAGTTGAAAGAACTTTTGCTTTTCCCATGACATGATTTCCCTCTCAAACAAGGTCCTCAATTAAAATAGCAGCACGCTCAAGGGTAATTGTATTTGAAGAGGGGTGTTCAAGTTCACCTAAAGCAGATTTATTTGAAATATTTTCTCTAAGCTTATCTACTTCTCTTTCAAGAATTCGCTTTGGGTAAATTCGGCCGTTGCGATTTCTTTCTTCAGCAGTTGAAAAAATTCCCTCAATAAAAAGAGACTTTTCGCTCTTCTTTGTTGAAATATTATATGTTGTTTCCGTAATAAGTTTCACGGTGTCTATTCCTCCGGTTTTTCTAAAGTAAATACATCATTTTGAAGTTCAAGTTCTCTCTTAAAATAATCATTAATTGAGGAATCTAATTCCTTTGAAAGGACTTCTTTTGATGTTTCATAATCATCTTCTGCAAATGCATTGAAAGCCTTAATAAAATTTTCCTTATTCATAACAAGCTCCTATAATTATTTATACAATTTATAATGCAAATAATGCTATTAGAGATCCAAATGAAATTAAATACAGGCCACTCTGATAAAAGAAAGAGGTTTTTTGGTGTTCTCATTTCTCATATCTATAGTTATTTTCTGCATTCACTCAAAGTTCTCTATATTGGAGAGATTTTTGTCTTTCTAGTTCCAAAAATTCCTTTAGTGCATTAATAGTATTTATATGAAGATTAACTAATGTTTCCTGTTCCAATGCTACTTTCTTGTATGTAATAGCAATTTCTAAAAGGGCCCCTATTTTGGCATATTCCTGAGGACTAAGTAAAATGAATTTTGCTTGCTCAATAGGTACTTCTTTAAATCTATCATCCAAATAAATTGGATTTATCTTGTCTGGCTTCTTAATAGGTGATAAATCCAATTTATATTCAGTGGTCTTTTCAAATTTAATTTCGGGGGGCTGAAAGGGTTCAAAATGCTTTGGAGCACACCCAACAAAAAATAAAATTAAACAAATAAACAAAATTACTTTTTTCATTATAGTTCGTCTCATCCTGTATCTATTCTGTCTTGGACTGTTTTAATGTCTGAATCTTTTTTTGCAGCTTTAACTTTCTCCGCTCCATCCTTAATGACTGTATTAACATTTTGCGTTTGATAGTCTGCTGCCTCCTCTTCTTTTGAAATATTAGGATGCACATATTCATCTTCAGAGACCTTGTCTAAAATCGGTTTAGAAGGAATATTGACTTTACCTTCTGGCCTCTTAGAGAATAAAGATCTAAGGAAGATTGCCCCTATAGCAAGTATTACTGTTCATACAGCAACAAAAAACGGTTTGATTTCAAATTTCATTACATATCCTCCTCTTCTCCAATGCCAAATAATTCTTTATCAAGTTTAAATCCTTCGGCATTCGCCTTTAGATCATCATCATCCATATCAAGATATTTTTTCATAAGATATGATTTTGAAAATTCTGCATTTGAAACAAGAGAATTATAGTTGTTAAATCTTGTTTCTCTTCCTTTCTGCTCAATTTGATCTTTATATGAATTTGGGCAATTCATAGTAATAGCAAATGAGTATTCATCTAATCCATATTGTTTTAATAATCCTTTGAATTCAAGATGAATTAAAAATGTTTTTAGAAGCATCCTACAAAATTTGTCCTGTTGATTTTCCAAAAACACAGATCATTTGATTTCATCTCTAGGGATTTCCCCAAAATTTGATCCACCACCAAATAGATTATCGCCACTTCTATTGTCCTGAGTATTCTGAACTCGGGTGATAGGATATTTTAGTGCTTTGTATAGTTTCTTTTGAAAGTAATAAATATCACCCAATTCAGCAAATCCTGAAGGGTTACCCCCTACTGTAGAAACCGAACTTGCTCTACCTGAGCTAGATGTAGGTAAGAAAAAATTCTCACTAATTGACATTACATTTGTTGCTTTTTTCAATAGCCCAGTTTCAGGATCAAATGATTCTTTTGTTGAAAGCTTTTGTTTCATTTTTTCAACAAACTGCATTGCCTTATCTCGCGGCATATTACCTACATCGATATTGAATACAAATCTTTCTGGTGCTCTAACCAATCTATAAATGATTACAGATGTTTCAAGCATATTCAATTGGTTAAATGGCTTTCTAGCTTTTTCAAGATAGCCAAATACTTTTGTTCTATCTACTGGGGAAAATTTTCCATAGTTCATATAAGAAATCTGGGATTTATTGAAAACTATAATATCTTTGTTATTTCTAGCATCTTCAATAGATCTAATTAATGAATTAGAAGTTCCCATTTTAAGATGTTGAATATATCCTTCAACCATGCTTTTTTCATAGTTGTAAATGAAGTCCATAGTCTCAGTGGGAAGTTTTTTCCAATATAGAATACCACGTTTAGAATTATTGACATCAATTACATTTTCTAAATATAATTCTCCATCAATAAAATAATCTTCCATATAGTTTTGAATTTTAGTATTAAGTCTTAGTCTATTATAGATGAGCTCATTAAACTCATTCATAATATTCTTATTAGCATTTTTATTCTTCTCAAGTTTCTCATCTCTAAATACTAATTTAAAAATTTCATCACTATCATTAGGCATTGTTGATTCAATAACAGCATCCTCAATGACATCAGAAATTTCAGCATTAGCAGCTATTCTTCTATATTCTTCAATTTTCTTAAGTTTGGTATCAAGCTTCTGATATAGATATTTGTCGTAAAACTGATTAGTTATTAGACCAGCTGCAGCAAATATTGGGTTCTCAAAACCTTCACCAAATTCAGATTCCTTTTTGTCTTTTTCCGTTCCAATGTTTTTGAATTGTTTTAGCTCTTCATTAACATCATTGGAAAAGAAAAAATCCTTTAACCCTGTAAAAAACCCCATATTACTTTACCACCTTAATTCGTTTCTTTAATTTTTCTAAATCTTCATCAGAATCCATTTCTGTTTCATCAACTACATAAGTCCATCTGGAATCTCGTTTTTGGATATATGAATTTTTTGATATCCCAATTGGCTTTTCAAAAGAAGCAATGTCTCCAGTAACAGTAGATTCACCAATAAAGTTATTTATTTTTATAACTAATTCAGATTCATTTTTTCGTTCTCATTGTGAGAAACATACTGCAACTCGTTGATCATTATCCTTTCAACGTAAATTTCCCTTTTCATCTTTTTCATCAGCAATTGATGTTATACATCTACTTATAAAATCTTTTTTATTTTCATTTGATTTTGGTTCTGGAAGAGGCATTATTTTTTCTCCTATGAATATAAATAACTATATATAAACTATTTATAATGAGAGAAGCTATGATTCTTTATTCTACCAATTGAAGTAAAAATTACAGAGCATAAGGTAAAAGACAAGAAAATTTCAAAGATTTTTGAATAAGAAAAAGGGAGCTAAATGCTCCCTTTTTTATGAATATAAAACGTCCATATTGGATACATCAACTTTTTGATAATAATTTTCTGCACCAAATATATTTTCGCCAATAGCATATCTTGAAAGTACTGAAACAGAATTCTGATATGAATTTTCATGCATAGACTGTAGCATCATAAAAATATAAGGAAGATAAAAAACTCCAGCATCTAGTTCAGTTGATCCTTTATATCCTACAATATATTTATCTGTATCCCAGAAAATATTTCGATAAATCTTCATTCCATTAATTGTTCCAGCAAAACATACACGCTTATCTCAATCATCCTGAAAATCGTTAAGCAGAGAAACAGCAAACTGTTGAGATGATTCTAAACAAGTACAAACATTTGCATTAGCAATTACAAAGTTTCCTACCCCGTGATTAGTAAGAGTTCCAATTCTATTGGCCAATGTAATAATATAGGAGACAAATGAATTGTACTTATCAGACTTATTATCGCCAGCAACAGTAGCAAAATCTAGAGAGTTTGATGTAGCTACTGTGTCAAGTTTGTTAATAACTTCAAGATCAATTTCTGTAGCAATTTCTCTAGCAATAGCATCCCATGTTTGCTCTCTTAGATTAAGACTATGCATAGCAAAAACATCCTGAAAAAGCTCTTCAGAGAACGATGCTCTAAGCTTTCTTGAAACCGCTTCTGCTTGTTTTTTCTCAAGCTTGACATTCAACTCCTTAATAAGAGTATCATCACCAATTCCTAATCCTATATTTGTATTAGAACCTAAAGATTCCCCGGCAGATGTAGAATAGGAACCAGTATAGGTGCTATCTGCCTTATTGAATCCAACTTCAGTATCTGTTCCCCCAGCATAAGTTCCACTGGCGTAATATCTCAAAGCATAATATAGGCCAACAGGACCAGACAAAGGCTGAACACCTACAATTTCTCTGGCAATCAATCTGTCCCAAGTTCTCTTTGATAACCCCAAAGAGAGTTTTTGGTAAATTCCATTTGTATCATTATCTGCAATTGTACCTAGTGCCCCAGTAGTATAAGAAATTGCCTCTTCTAGTGTAAAGGAAGGATTAAATTTTCTTATAGTTTTAATTGTATTCTCTAACAAAGTAGAGATTTCATTAAAATGTTTTGATTTTTGTTCTTTCTCTGTAAATAATTTTAAGATTTCAGACATGAGTTAAATTCCTCCAGAATTTTATGATTCACTTGATGTTTATAATATTTATATAAATAAATCAAACTATGAAAAGGCTTTTAATATGTCAATTAGATACGATGATAAATTTGTAAAGACCCCAGGAATGGAAAATGAATATACACCTGAGATGATATCAGATCTTGTTAGGTGTTCAGAAGATGTTTTGTATTTTCTTAATTTTGTTACTATTGTTACTATCGATGGTGGCAGGAAAAAATTAGGGGATCTTCTTTACCCATTTCAGAAAAAAATGATTAAAATGTGTAAAGACAATCGTTATTTGGTTTTCTTGTTCTGCAGACAATCGGGAAAGTGCGTTTCTTGGGACACAAAAATAAAAATTAGAAACAAAAAAACTGGAATAGAGGAAGAACTAACTATTGGAGAATTTTTTGATAAATTAACAATATCTTCTTTTAATATAGATGATAAATTTGTTGAAAAGCGTTTCTGTGAAGATTATGAAATATGAACCCCAGAAGGGTGAAAAGATTTTTCTGGGGTTGGCAAAACTATTGAATATGATGAATATAAAGTATCATTATCAAATGGTATAGAATTAATATGTGCAGATAATCATATTTTATTTTCAAATAATAAAGAAATTTATGTCAAAGATTTAAGTGCAGGCAATTTTATAGAAACAGAAAATGGTGATATAGAAATTTCTAGTATTGAAAAACTAAACACATTTTCTAATATGTATGATTGTTTAGATGTTGATGGGGAATGTTATTATACTAATGGTATAAAGAGTCACAATTCAACTACAGTAGGGGCTTTTGCTCTTTGATATGCAATTTTTAATTCTGATAAATTCATCGGAATTGCATCTAATAAAGCAAGTTCAGCAAAAGATCTTCTTAGACGTATTAAGATTATGTATGAGGAGCTGCCTTTTTGATTAAAACCTGGGGTTATAGAATATAACAAAAATTCCATTGAATTTGAAAATGGATCTAAAATTGAAACTGCTGGAACAACTGAAGACACATTCCGTGGGAGATCCTGTGTTCCCAAATATACAAAAGTTTGTGTGTGTGATGATAATGGAGATATTTTTTATACAACCATAGAAAAAACAAAAGCAATTTCATCTAATATAAATAGATTTATGGGAGATGAAATGAATTTCAAAAATACTAAAAAATATTATATGGTGTATAAAACGACAAATTTAATTAATGGGAAATACTATATAGGGTTCCATTCTACAAATGATTTGGATGATGGGTATTTGGGGTCTGGAAAATATATAAGAAGAGCTATTGAAAAATATGGACCAGAAAATTTTAAAAGAGAAATTATAATGGTGTTTGATAATAAAGAAGATGCAGAATTATTGGAAAGGGAACTTGTGAATGAAGAGTTTGTTAAAGATAACTCAAACTATAATTTATCATTGGGTGGTAATGTGTGTATTTTATGTGGAGAAGCAAATGGCTTTTATGGCAGAAAACATTCTGATAAAACAAAAAAGCTCATTTCTGAAAAATCTAGAAATTATAAACATACTCCAAAAGCCAAAAAGTTAATTTCTATATCATCGAAAGAAAGATGAAAAAACAATGAATATAGGGAAAAACAAATAAAAGCTCTTAAAAATAGACCTCCAGTAAGTAAAGAAACAAGACAAAAATTATCAAATAAATTAAGAGGAAGAAGACTTTCTTTAGAACATAGAAAAAATATATCTACAAGTAGACTTTTAAAATTTACAAACATGAATTTAGAAGAATATAATACATGATATAATAAAACATTTACAGAAGAAAGAAATAAAAAATTAAGTAACTCTTTAAAGGGTCATAAAAAATCAGATGAATGAGTTGATAAAATAAATAGAAATCCTGAAAAAATTCGAAAAACAGCAGAAAAACATAGGGGTATGAAAAGAAGTGAAGTAACTCGAAAGCGTATATCAAATTCGCGAATAGGAAAGGATGCCCCAAATAAGGGTAAAATTCATATATATAATCCCCTAACATTAGAAACTATACAAATCAGTAAAAATCATGAAATCCCAGATGGTTGATTGAAAGGAACAGGGAAAAAGAAAGAGTCCAGAAAAAATACTATTTGAATTCATAATGTAAAAACAAAAGAAATAAAAATGTATGATAAAGATAAAAACTTACCAGAAGGATGATCAATAGGAAGAAAGTAATGGAAATATTAACACACAAAGGATTTAAACCATTTGATGGGTTTATAAATCAAGGAAAATCAACATTGATAAAATTTGATTTATCAACCAATGAAACTATAGATTGCACACATAATCACAAATTTCTTTTGTCTGATGGTATTACTTTTAAAGAAGCTAAAGATATTATTGTTGGTGATATTCTTTTTCCAAAAACAACAGTATTAGAAAAAGAATATCAATGGGATGATATAGAAGTTTTCGACGCATTGAATGTACAAGACACACAATCATATTGAACAAATGGTGTAATATCACACAATTGTTCAATGCTTCTCCTCGACGAGCTAGCCTTCGTCTCAGATAACATTGCTAGAGAATTTTATACTTCAGTCTATCCAGCAATTTCATCTTCTGATGAAGCAAAAATTATTATTATTTCTACTCCAAATGGTGTATTCAATCTCTTTCATGAAATTTATTCTGGAGCTGAAACAAGTAAAAACGAATACAAGCATATGAAAGTCACTTGGGACATGATACCTGGTAGAAATAAAAAATGAAAAGAAAAACAAATTAAAAACATGGGAAACATACAGAAGTTCAACCAGGAATTTGAGGTCGAGTTTCTTGGGTCATCAAATACCGTTGTTTCCACTGAAGCCATTGGATATATTAACACTACTCTAGAAGACCCCATTGCTATGGATCTTAATGAAAGACTTAGGGTTTATCTTAAACCAAAAGATGGAGAAAAATATCTCATCGGTGTTGATCCGTCTAAAGGATCGGGAGCTCATGATGCTTGTATACAAATTTATAGAATAGATTCATTTAAACCAGTAAAATTAGTTAATGCAGCAACATTCCAGTCCAATGTTACTGACACCTATGAACTTTCTTCTATCATTAATAGATTATCAATTTACTATAATGATGCTATTATCGGTATTGAGAATAATGCTGAAGGATCCACAGTTTCACAGAATCTTTGGTGGGTCTTTGAAAACCCAAACCTTTATAATTCAGGAAACAAAGAAAACGAGATTGGCATTAGAGCAACTTCTTCATCAAAGACAAAAGCTGTTATTACAATGAAGAAACTCATTGAAGATGGATCACTAATAGTTAAAGATAGGGAAACAGCTAAACAAATTTCAACATTCATTGAAAAAAACGGAAAATTTTCTTCAAGCGCAGACACCGGGGATGACCTTGTCTCGGCTCTTTATTGGTTATGTTTCCTTATTGATACTCAACTTTTTGAAGATGATGTTGACCTATTTAAAAACAAAGAAGAAGATGAGGATGTATGAGGGATTCTAGCAGACATTGATGATGATCACTATCTTGAAAATGCAGACTGATCTTGAATGAACACATAAATAATTATAATTCAAATTAGAAAGGAATTATAATATGAAAACATGTCTTGTTCACAGGGGATCAATGGTTACTGTCAAAGCAGGAAAAAACAACATTTTCAAAATCAGAATTGATCTACTCAAAAATCTTGTTTATAAGAAAAAAGAACTAAACAAAAAATTTCTTGAATTAACTACATTAAAAGGGTTTTCCCCTGTATTACTAATCGAAGAAGAAAAAGTACCATCATTAATCAAAATCACACTTGAAGATGGTTTTGCATTTCAAGTTTCCCATGACACCAAACTTATCCTAGTCAACAATACAGCAGTCAAAGCAAAAAAACTCAATATTTCAAGTATATTATTTGGAAGAAAAAAGATTAAGAATATTGAAGAAATAGTTGCTGCAAATGGATTTGAAATGTATTCTATTCAAATGAAAACATCAAATTCAGTATTCGTAGATGATATTGCTATTGAGCTTTAGATTTCAAATTTAGATTCTAATCCACCCATAATAAATTATAAAATAATAATATAGAAAATTTTTTATATATATTCTATCAATGCATTCGGCAGGAAATTGAACGTGACTTACCTAGACTAATTTAATCTAAGAAGAAACATTCAATTTCCTGCCAAACACATCCCGTTCTCATTACCCCACAAAAGAGCTTTGAAACAGTATGCATTGCGGCGAGGTTCCTTATGTTTTCCTACGTTCTGTTTGGTTGATTAAGCCAAGTTCAGGTATGGTCTAGTTTGATCTGAACTTCTTGGGCATTCATATGCTCCCAATCTACAAAACGATCTTCCCTTTCCCGTTAATAAATTTTGATCACTAAGAACACTAGCAAAAATCAAAATCGTTACAAGAAACTAGTACAGTCGGATTCTATCCTCTCCAGCAGATGGCTTTAGGATAACGTCTGCTGGGCATTTATGCCGGTGGCTCATGAAGGGATTGGACCTAGCATGAGTCAAATTGACACAAAAGTCACTCGCGTGAAATTCATACATCCCCTTTGGTTGCTTCAGGGGCGGATCTTGCATTGTCATTGACAATGGGACAAACATTTTATGAAGAAGTCGTCCTCACTCGGAAATATTTTACCAAGCGCTCACTAATTAGCTCTTAACCAACTAGCAAGTCCAAACTCTTAATTCCACCTATTCAAATATCAATTAAACTTATTTATAAAATAATTTATCTACTTCGGTATCAATTGTAAACAAAGAATTTTTAAGGTTTACAAGTTAAATTTCTCATTTATAATAAAAACATCTGGAAAACTCTAAAAAAGAGGATAAAATAAATTATCTAACTATTTCAATAACTTAGGAATCCACCAAGTTTTATGAATATCTAATGATTTCAATAACTTATATGAAAAATCCAGAAATTATGAAAAAACTGTGTATATTATATTAGTATTTTGAGAGTTTTTCCTAGTTTTCAAGATTTTTAAATTTTAACTAATAATTTTAATATGTTAGGAGACCATATGATCACAATGGAATTTCTATATGTAGAATACCTCAAAATGAAAGGAATTATAAATAATAGACCATATAGACTACCAAAGAACCCTGATCTTTCATTAGAAAAGCTAAGACAATCTAATCAAGCTAACTATGACAAGATTAAAACACTCTCAGATTATTTTAATACCAAATGGCAAAATATTGATCCAATCAAGTATCTTGAAACGGGGTTCAAATTATTCCCAAAATTCACTTATACGAATTTCCTCAATGATAAAATTTTAAAGCAGTACATTCAAAATGATAAGATTCAAAAATTTCATTGTGAAGCATGTAAAAAACAAATTTTAAAAAGTTTTAAATTCATGAAAGGAATTCTAAAGAAAGATCAAAGGAATTCAATATTAGAATATTGTAAATCTAAAAATGAATTTTCATTAAATGTTGTTAATGATTATATTCGGGGTCATATTGACCCTTATACATTCCTTTATTTACTACTTAAAAAATATATAATATTATCTATAGATGAGAAAGAAAAAATTTCAGATTTCTTAAATAATATATCAAAATACAGATCTTATGTAAAAGACGAATGGGAGTTATTTACGAAAATGGAAAAAATTGTAAATGAAAGTTTATTGATCACCGACCCACCCTCTGGTAACTTGATCTTAGGTGATAAAACTTTAGAAGAGATTGAAGAGGAAAAGAAAAAGTTTAATAAGATGAAGTTGTTAGAGGAATAATCAATGATTAAATATGAAGGTAAGTTGGATAGTTTTGGTTTAGAATTTTGTTCTGGTGGAGAAGAATCACAATATAGAAACTTTATAAGGTTAGGATCATATTATTTTAGTATTCCTGCTATCATTAAACCAAAAGAATATAAAATGCATTCACCAGCCGGAAATTATAGTTATTATGCACGCAGAGAATATGGTTTCTATGTTTTTGATGGTCATGTAATGATTAAATGGGGGGATCAACCAGATTATTTTGGAGAGATTAAGAATAACAATTATAAATCATTCTTTCTTCCTTGGACCCAATATACATTCAGACATCATAAGATATTTGATTTAAATCATAATGAACTTGCTGTAGAATATGGTAAACACATTGATAGAGATTGTAAAATATATTCTAGATTACCAAAAGTTACATTTATTCTTGAAGATTATGATGGTGAAGAAATTGAAGCTACATGCTATATTGAAGAAAGAATGTGGACTAAAGGCGAGAAATGGTGTTCTTGGTTAAAATATTTTACTAAACCTATTGTTAGGAGAAATATAGATATAGAATTCAACAAAGAGACTGGTCCAAAAAAAGGTTCTTGGAAGGGTGGTATTATTGGTACAAGTGAAGAAATTGCGCCTAATGAAGCTCCAATAGAAGCTATTAGAAGATATTGTTCTAAACATAATATGATATATAAAGGAGTAAAGTAATGAATGACCCATCTGTAGAAGGTTTTATGGAACCGAGCGAATTAGTGGAAAATGAAACAATGGAATCAAATGATAATTGGTCATTTAAACCGGAAAAATCTAGATTAGTACGTCATGCTATGGACGAGCTTGATTATATCGGAATGACAGAAAATAGTCCAGATGATATGAATCGTATGATGAGAAGGCACTTGATTCATATGGTTACTGAGTTTGCTAAAGAAGGACATTCTGGATTCAGTGCTGGTTATGCTATCACCGCATTAAATAAATTATTTGATTTCAAACCTTTAGGTCCACTTACAGGTAAAGATGAAGAGTGGAATGAAGTATCTGAAGGTGTTTGCCAGAATAAAAGATGTAGTACTATATTTAAAGATGATACCGGAAGGGCTTGTAATATTGATGGTAGAGTGTTTTGGGAATGGTATACTGATGAAAAAACAGGTGAAACATATAAATCATATTTCACAAATTATTATAGCAGATTACCGGTAGAGTTTCCTTATGATGTTCCTAATAAACCAATATATGAAGAATGGACCGACACATGGGAAGATATTAGAGACAATAAAGTAGATTGGTGGGAGCTGAAAAATGATAGGTAAAATGTTCAAGAACTACAAGGAGAGAACAGAAAATCATATCAAGAATGTTCAAGATGTTTTTGAGTTTATTTTTTCTAATGAAGCAACAAAGTCATATTTAGATGATATGTTTATTTCGAAAACTGAACTTGAAGAACGAATCGAAGCACATGATGAATCCAAATTTTCTATTGAAGAAATGATGGGCTATATTTTGATGACTGAGAAATATAATAGAAAGGTTGGGTATAAGTTTACACCTGAAGATGATACTATTATGACTAAAGCATGGGATCATCATAAATTCGTAAATAGACACCATCCCGAATATTTTGAAGATATCAAACAAATGATGTTTATTGATCTTATTGAAATGGTTTGTGATTGGGGAGCTATGAGCTTTGAATTCAAAAATTCCTTGGTCGAATTTAAAGATCAAAAGGCATATCCAAAATATAATTTTACAGATGAGCAGACAGCATTTATTGATTTCCTTTGTAATGAAATCGAAAGAGGATTTTTGAATTAAAAATTGAAATTAAGAGAGGTATTAATGGGACTATTTTCATTAACAGAGTTTGAGCGTTTTCTCCAGTTATCTAATTCATTCTCAGATATTGATCAAGAATTTTCTACAACATTTCCAACATTGGAAGTAGTTAAAGAGGATTCCCCTATCTATGATTTTTGTACTTTGTTTACAATAGGTTCTAAGCAGTTTAATTTTATTGCATATATTGAAGAAGGGAATATTTGGAAAATTTCTTTTCATAATGAAAATGAATACAATAACATAAAGAATCTTACTAAAGAGCAGCTATTTGAGTATTATTATGGATTTTTAACTTCATTAAGAATGCTATTAAAAGAAAAAAAGGTAAAAGAAATTCAGTTTATTTTCTTTAATAAAATGAATTGTATTGAAAGACTATTAAATAATACTCAAGTATTTAAATTTATTATGATAGATTCAGGATACAAATATAGTAGAAATATTAATAGAGGGTCTATAAATCAGATTTCATATACAAAAACAAATTAATAAATTATATTTAAGGAACATTTAAATTGGACTTAAAAGTTAATATTAGTGAAATTATTCAAGGAAGTTTTTTAGATTATCCTTCTAAAGAGGATATTTGTTTGTCATTATATTTTGCTGGATGCGATGGGATTTGTCCACAGTGTCAAAATAAAGAACTTCAAGATCCTTTATATGGAAAGATATTTACATTATCTGAATTGATAAATATAATTTCCATAGAAACAAAACGATATAGAACAAATAAAATTACTCTTTTAGGTGGTGATCCATTATTTTATAAAAATAGAGAATTTGTTAAAGAATTATTAAACAGAACATATACCAAATATGATTATTGTATTTATACTGGGTACGATGTTGAATATGTCAGATATAATAGAATTGAAAATTTTAAATTTTTAAAAACAGGGAGATTTGATCATACACAAAAACAACAATCTCTAAAGACAGATGATTATTTTCAGTTAGCAAGTAAAAATCAAAAAATTTACAACAGTGATTTTAAATGTCTTACCCAAGACGGTATTTTATATTTTAACTAAGGAGCGTTTATTATATGGAATTTAATTTTTCTCAAACATTTTATAACGAAGCAGATACTACAGTAACAATTAAACAAATTGCTAAAGGACTTAAGGCAAATATCAAACGTAAGTTTCCAGATAAAGATAATGATTGATATAACGAAGTTACTGAGAAAATTCTTGAGAAAAATGGCATTGATTTTAACCATTTTAATTTCATTCATGTAATTGAAAAGGTTATTTCCGAACAACTAAATGATGTTTCTATTGATGATAACTCTAACAAAAATGAAAAAACAATTGCTGGTATTTATGCTGAAGCAATAGCACCAATTAAAAAGGTTGTGGGATTTGATTATCTATATAGAACAATGAAAGAAATGTATGGCAAGGCTCGAGCAAAACGTCTTGCTTCTAATATGTATGATTATTCTATTGGTCTATCTGATTCTACAAACATTCTTCTTCCCTATTGCTGGGCAATGGATTCAAGTAAGTTATTAACTATCGGTAGAGAATTTGGACAATTACCATCAGGCCCTGCAAAAAGAATTAGTTCATACATTTCTGCACTATGTGAGACAGTACATAATTTTGCTACAAATTTGGCTGGCGCGTGCGCTATTGGGGATTTTTTTCTATGTGTATCTAAACTTGCATACTATAATATGGATTTAAAAATTGAAAACTTATATGACCCCAAATGTAGAAAACATTTTGAAAATGAGTTTCAACAATTTGTACATTCTGTAAACCACCTTTCAAGGAATTCTTCAGAAAGTCCATTTACGAATATTTCAATTTTTGATAAAGTTAAATTGAAATATTTTGTCTCACAAGAAGTTGAATGGATGTTTCCTATTCCTGATACTTGGGAAGGGAGTAAAGATGATTTTTATTCATATATGACAGATTATATATATGAGATTCAAAACATCTTTCTTGATTTCTTTGATAAAGGAGATCCATTAAACAATGGTACTCCATATAGATTCCCAGTTATTACATTAAATTTTAGTAAAGATGATGAAAAGATTAAAGATGTTGATTTTCTTGAAAATGTTACGTCTAGGGATATTTTTAGATATAATATTTTTCTATCTGAGGGAACAAAAATAGCCAGTTGTTGCCGCCTTGTAAATGATAATGAATTATTTGATATGGGAACGCAATCAAACTCTTTTGGATCTGGCGCGCTATCTTCTTTAGGTTCTCATAGAGTTGCAACAATCAACTTTAATCGCATTGCATTGGAAGCCAAATCTGTTGAAGATTTTTGGAAGATATATAACCAAAGAATTGAAGATAGTAGGGATATTTTGAAAGCCCATAAAACTCTTATTGTAATGTTGGCTAACAAGGGCCTACAAAAGTTTATATCTAATGGGTGGATAAATGTAAAAAGGCTCTTTTCTACATTTGGAATTATGGGATTAGTAGAATGTCAAAAAACAATGGAGAGAAAATTTAATATAGAGTATGATATTATAGAACAATCTTTAATACATCTAAATAAGAAGTCTAAAGAATTTTCTACAAATGGTGAGGGTTATGTATTCAACATTGAACAAATCCCTGGTGAATCATATGCAGTAAGACTATGTAATGTAGATAAATTACTTTTTGGCGAAGAGCTTGTTCCATGTAAACTATATGCTAATCAATTTTTACCATTGTGGGAAGATGCAACTGTTTGGGAAAAACTTGATATTGATGGTAAATATAATAAATTGATTACTGGTGGGTCTTTAGTACATGCACAGTTGGGCGAAAAAATAACAAAAACACAAGCCAAGGAGATAATTAACTACGCAGTAAAATCTGGATGTGAGCATTTTGCATTAAATTCTATCTATAGTAAATGTGAAAATGGGCATATGAGTTTTGGGGATTTAGAAATATGTCCCATTTGTAATGGAGAAATTATTGATAAGTTTAGCAGAGTTGTCGGATTTTTTGTTCCAGTTTCTTCTATGAATAAAGTAAGAAGAGAATGGGAGTTTCCACGAAGAACTTTTGCTAAAGTATAAATAGTTATATAATATTAGGGACAGCTCCGGCCAGAGTTGATGATTTAACCTCATCTAAATCATCTAACCTAATATAAAATTTTAAGATGAGGTTGCTACTATGTTTAAAGAAGAGCATTTACTATGTGTTATGTGTGGTAAACAACTATTAACAAAAGTTGGTCTTTTGCGCCATATTAAAAAGTGTCATAATATTACATTAAAAGAGTATTATGACACTTTTATTTTAAAAAATAATGAAAATGTTTGTTTAATGAGTAATTGTGAAAATTTTACAGAATTTGATTCAAAGAAATTTGAATATAAAAAAATTTGTAAAATATGTAATAACACTAGAGTATCCACACTAGAGTTCTACGAAATTAGATATGGTAAAGAAGAGGGAACTAGGTTATATTCTCAAAGGAAGAAAAATATTTCTAAATCTACTAAAGGAAGAAGTGGGGCGTCTTTAGAAAATTATATTAAAAAATATGGAGAAGAAGAGGGAACTGAAAAGTTCAATTCATTCTCTAAAAAAGTATCTAAATCTCGTAAAGGGAAAGGCACTCTTGAATACCACATTGAAAAACTTGGTGAAGAAGAAGGGACTAAAAAATATATAGAAATTTGTAAAAAATCTTCAACCTCTAAGGAGTCCTTTATTGCCAGATATGGAGAAGAAGGGGAGAACTTATATAATAAAAGATGTGAAAATATATCCAAAAACACTAAAGGCAATGGGAATCTTGAGTACTATATTAACAAATATGGTGAAGATAAAGGAACAGAATTATACAATAAAAATTGTAAAAGTTATGGAAACACACAAGAGAATTTTATTAAAAGATATGGTGAGTTAGTAGGGAAAGAAAAATATAAAAAGTACTGTGATGGGTGTTCACATGATCTAAATTTTTTCATAGATAAGTATGGTGAGAAGGAAGGTAAAGAAAAATACTTTTTATGAATAGAAAAATCACAAGTAAACTTTAATGATGCATCAAAGGAATCAATGAATGTGTTCTTTCCATTAATGGATTGGTTGTTAGAAGAAGAAATTTGTACATTTGATGAAATTTATGTGGGAATAAAGGGAAGTACGGAGTGGTTTATACGGGATCAAGAAATATATTTTTACGATTTCACTATTCCAAAATTCAAAATCATTATAGAATATAATGGGGAAGCCTTTCATCCAAACCCGAAGTGGTTAAAAGAAGACAAAGAAAAATGGGATATGTGGAAATCTCCGTTCTCAAAAGAAGATTCTAATACCGTGTATCACAAAGATATGAAAAAGACTGCTCATGCTATAAATAGAGGATTTTATTTAATAAAAATTTGATCTTCAGACGGTGAGGACTACAATTTAAACTATTGTAAACAAAAAATTAAGGACCACATCTACTCCAAAACGAACTAAAGTAAAATTCTAAAAATAATAGTGTACATCCTTGGCTGAATTTGTTAATTTTGTTTTAACGAAACAATTAGCCAAGGATGTATAATTTATGAACATTTCTTACAAGACACTTACTGTTGATGATTTGTATGAACTTTTGGTTGATTATAATCTTGATGACCCCTATGTTAAATTAGAAGAGTTATCGGAAGAGATTAAATATTTCAATTTAAACGGCGAGGCCCATTACGAAGGAACAAGATTTTTTTGTGCATATGATGGCGATGATCTTGTTGGTGTTGCAAAATTGTTTGTTGGTGATAGAGGTTGTTATGCATATCCCGGTTGGAAAAATTGGATAAGTTTTTGTTCTGTTAGAAAAGGTTATTTTGGTTTTGGTATAGGAAAAAGACTTCTTGAAGAACTTTTTAAATATGCTGCGGTAATGGGTTTGGATGTTTTAACAAGTGGTTATTCCTTGAGGGGATGGCTACATTTAAGAAAATATGTACATATATATACCGCTAAATATGGTGTTGATCTGAATGATCCAGAAACTAAACCAAGTTTTTTGGATTGGGAAAAATTTGAAGGATTCGCAAATGCTGATGAATATGAAGATGTTTTGCAAACGGCTTTAAAAAATAAGGTCTTGACATAAATTTTAATATTGTTTATGTATTAATTGTCAAGGAGATAGACATGCACAAATATATTGTTCAAAAAATAATCAATACTGGATTTGAGTGTTACTATGTTGGTGGTTTTGTAAGAGACTCTATTATGGGTATCAAATCTGAAGACATTGATTTGGCAACTAACGCCAAGCCCCATGAATTAGCAATTATTTTTGCTGGAGATAAAATTGACTTTGTTGGCGAAACCTTCAAGGTTCTTATTGTTAATGGTATTGAGGTTGCTACTTATCGTAGGGATCATTACTTTGGTGGTTCAGACAAGAATTGTAAAATTGAATATGCCGAAACTATTGAAGAAGACCTTTCACGTCGTGATCTTACTATAAATGCTTTGGCTCAATGTGCCAAAACCGGTAAGATTATTGATCCTTTTGGTGGGATTGATGATATTAAAATGCGGCGAATTCGTTTTGTTGGTGATCCTTATAAACGTATTAATGAAGACCCAAATAGAATGATTAGAGCGGCTCGTTTTGCTGCAAAGCTTCAGGGGGCCATCCATAATAATACTTTAGAAGCAATTCGCAATTCACATGGGCTGTTCAATAACATTGCAAAAGAGAGGATTTCACAAGAAATCATCAAAGCGATGAAGATTAAGAATGCTTCTAATTTTTTTATTGCTCTTCATGACATGAGGTTGCTTCAGTATATTTTTCCTACTTTAGATAAATGTTGGGAGCATGATGGTGGACCTCATCATGCTGAAGATCTGTTTACTCATATGATGACTGCCGGTGATTATCTATCTACTAGATGTTATATTCTTAAACTTGCTGGATATCTTCATGATATTGGGAAAGTTAAAGCTTATGACCCTGTTGAAAGATCTTTTCACGGGCATGAAAAAACTGGGGAATATGGTGTAGAAAAGGAATTAAAATCCCTTAAATTCTCAAATGATGATATAAATAAAATTAAAGCATATATTCGTTATCATATGAGAAACAATTATGGTAAAGAGAAGAGTATTAGAAAGCTTGTTAGAGAGCTTAATGAAAGTGGTATAAATTACAGGTCTCATACCAGGTTAAAGTGTGCAGATAGAGCAGGTAATTTCAATAAACCAAATTTCAAGTATTCTGAGATTAAGAATATTCTTTTGAAATATGAAAATCTTTTTACTGGGAAAGAGGATTCAGTTTTCTCTATTAAAGATCTTAAGATTAATGGTAATGATTTAATTGAAACATTTGATCTTAAACCTGGAAAGATTATTGGGGATATTCTTAGGTTTACTTTGGAAATGGTATATGATAATAAAATTACAAATGATAAAGAAGATATTTTAAATTTTCTTAAGAATCATTTGGAGGAGATTAAAAATGAATATTAGGGATGCGGTATCTTTTGTAGGTAAAAGATTTCAGTATATGAAAGATCCAAAGATTTACATTGCAGATTTATGGTATATTATGAAAAAATCAGATGTTATGGTCGGAGATTGTGAAGATTTTGCTCTTACATCTATTTGATATGCATGTAACAAAAATATATTTACATTTATTTTAAATGTTTTTATATTACATAGATATAGAATATATTTTGCAAAAACTCGATCTGGCGGAGGCCACGCCGTAGGTTATGCTAATGGTTATTGATTTGATAATTTTACTAGGGAGGCCCTTTCAAAAGAAGAATTTTTAGAAAGAACAGGTCATAAAATTAAATTATTTTTTCCTTCACCATTAATTATGATTTACATGTTTTTTGGTTTGTTTTATAAATTTATTAAAAATAGATAAAAAAATAAGGGGCTTGTTTATGAAGATTTCTTTTAGAGCAAAATCCAATAAAGCTATTCTTTCTATTAAAGATAGAAAAGTGTCTTTTCCTTTGAATTATGTTCAATATATTTTTGGAAATAGAGATTTTAAACCTACCCCTAAAGTTAAATAGGATTTAGAAATGGGAAAAATTAATCCTGCACTCTTCGAAGAAATTTTTGAAAATGGTATTCTTGATGTAAAGGTTAAACAAAGACATTGTATGCGTAATCCCTCAGTTGCACATGAAGATAAGAAACGTGAAAAGGATCGTAGAAAGTGCCGCAAATTTAAACAAAAATTTTTTGAAGAGGAATAATCATGTATAAGAAATGGCTAACAAGTGCAGAACAGGAAAAGAATGAATTTTTGGATGAAGACTATGAACCCACTGAATCTTTAGAGGAAAGAAGAAAGCGCGAAGAGGCAGAAGAGTGGGAGCATTATAATGGAAGTTGCGGTTATTAGAAATTTTTTGTTTACAATTAATTATGTTTATTATAAATATATTTTTATTCAAACAAACTAAAGGATAGGCTTAATGAACTTAAAAAGATATTTGCTTGAAGAAATCGACCCAGAAGTCAAAAAGATTAAGAAAGGTGATGAAGTAAAGTTTTACAAAGGCAAGCACAAAGGTGCATCTGACTTTCTCTATCACGGGATTGTTACTAAGGTATCAAAATCCCATATTACTATTAAATCTAAGTCTGGTGAGATCTATGTTACTGCAAAAACTGAAATGGTAATGGATCAGTAAGAGGAAAAAATATGTTGATATTGTATGTGGACGGTGTTAAAATTTTTCATACCGGCGTAATTGAAAAGACAGATGATACTAACCTAACAATATTTTTTGAGTATGTTGTAGATGAGAATGGTATATATAGAAAATTGAAAGCACATACTGTTCCAAAGTGGTTTTTATCTGGAACATATAGGGGATACTTAAAGTGTATGGGCCACATTTACGAATGGAGAAATGAGGGTATGACCACTATCAAATTGGAAGTCGAAAGTTGTCTTCAGTGTCCTAAAGTTAAAAAATCTGTAACAGTTAATGCTGGGTGTGCGTATGATTATACATGCACAGTTAATAATAAACTTATTACTGGTTATGTAGAATATGAAAGCGAAGAACCTAAAGAAGTACCTGAATGGTGCCCTTTAAAAATTTAATATTGAATATTCCGGGATAGCTCAGTGGCAGAGCAAGCGGCTGTTAACCGCTCGGTCGTAGGTTCAACCCCTACTCCCGGAGCAAAAACATGGGGCCATAGCTCAACTGGGAGAGCACCTGCCTTGCACGCAGGGGGTTAGGAGTTCAAGTCTCCCTGGCTCCACCAAAAAGTTTTTTGTTTACAATCTGTTTAAAGGAGAGTATAATGTCTAAGAATACTGTTGATCTTTATCTCAAAAATGGTTACATTCTTACTGCAGAATATGATGAAGATACATATTTTGAACTTTATGATAATTGGTATTCTGGTAAAGCAAAGATTTTACAGTTTGAGAATTGCTCAGTAAGGGCTGAAGATATTTCAGCAATTGAATGGGAACAGATTCCATTCTGTGAAGAAGTTGGAGAATAGTTTTTGTTTACAACATGGTTAATCCTTGATAAGAAGTAGATATGGCCTCGTGCTGGAATAGGAAGACAACGAAAACTCAAAATTTTCGGCAGGAAAAAACTGCGTGTAGGTTCGAACCCTACCGGGGCCACATTTTAGTTGAAACGCAATTTACTTTTTTAAAAATATAAATAGATATTTAGGTTCAAACAAAGGAGAATATATCTATTATGAAATGTGAATATGGGTGCGGCCAAGAAGCTAAATATAAATTTAAAAATGGAAAATGATGTTGCTCAAAAAAATTTTCACAATGTCCTAATTATAGAAAAAAGAAATCAATCTCGTTAAAAAGAGAACACAGAGAAGGCAAAAGAAGTTATTCTCAACTTGATGGAAAAAGAGAATGAAATAAGGGTTTAACAAAAGAAACAGATGAAAGAGTTGCTAAAGGTGCAGAAACATATATAAAAAGATATAATGCGGGAGAAATAAAACACCCACTAAAAGGAAAACACCTCTCTAAAGAACATAGAGAATCTATTTCAAAAGGTAGAATAAAAAATCTAGAAGAATCTTCAAATTCTGGATTTGTTAAAACAAAATATTATAAAATATATTGTCCCTATATAGAAGATTATGTTAATGTACAAGGTACATGGGAGTTTAAGTATGCAGAATATCTTAATAAACAAAATATAAAGTGGGTCCATTCAAGAAAATACATATTAAAATATTTTAATAAAATAGAAAGACACTACTTTCCAGATTTTTATTTACCTGATTTGGATGAATACCATGAAGTTAAAGGATGATTCATGAATTCAGATAAAGAGAAAATGAAGTACGTTATACAATATAATAGAGATAAAAAAATACGCATTTTACAAAAGAAACAATTAGAAAGATTGGGAATAGATTTAAATAGTTGTGTTGAATCTGACGTTCATAGAAATAGAAATATCAAAAAAGAAAAAATAAAAATTTTAAAACACACAATAACATGAATACATGATAAAGCTACAGTTCTAAAATTAGGGAACTTTAATAATAATTTAATAATCGAAAGAAGAGAACTATTAGATAAATCTGGAATAGATTTGACGAAATATGGTTGGGTAGATAAAGTTTCCAAATTATGAAATTGTTCCCATACACAAGTCAAAAGGTATATGAATAAGTATTTAAAAGAATACGAGGTATATAGAAGAAAAACACAAATCTAGTAGAAATATAAGCGGTGGAAGTCTAAAACGCTACTGGACGTAGGCCAGTATTTTCTACTTATTACGCCTCTATAGTTTAACTGGAAAAACGAGGGATTTGTAACCCCTAGTTCACGGGTCAGTTCCGTGTGGAGGCTCCAATGTATCTATAGCATAATGGTTAGTGCACCGGACTTTCAATCCGGATTATGTCAGTTCGACCCTGACTAGATACACCAATTTACCCTTGTAGTCCAACTGGAAGGAGACAGCAGCCTTAGAAGCTGAACAGTGTAGGTTCGAATCCTACCGGGGGTACCAAATTTTTATGGATGGTCAATCAGAGTGTAATGTAGTGGTTGCATCCGTGCCTTGGACGCACGTAGTGGAAGTTCGATTCTTCCCACTCTGACCAAAAGCGGTTATCATATAATGGTTATTATCTCAGTCTTCCAAACTGGAGATGTCGGTTCAATTCCGACTAACCGCTCAAAAATAATTTGTTTACATGTTCTTTGACCTAACTTATAAATAATTTATCAACAAACAATAAACCAGGAAAATAAAAATGATCACTATGTGGATTGTTAGAACTGAAACAGAGAGTTTCCCCTATTATTCATATGAAAAAGCTCTTGAAAACATGGAAGAAAATGATTCTATTGAATGTGTAGTTCTTAATGACCCAGGTGAAATTGAAATTTATCTTTAAATTTTAGGCTATGAATTTACTTCCTCCCAAAGGAACAAACCGTTAATTTGTAAATAGTAAATTCAATTTCCTAATGTCAGTAGGCTATAGTAAAACTTCCTTCTTATTAAGGATCACTACATAAAAATAGTTTTGCTGCTTTCCTACATTTTATATGGCTATGGGTAAAGTTCCTTCTAATTAATTATGAAATAAAAAATACTTTACCCAATTTCCATTCTTAATTTTGTGAGGTAAAAATGTCTGATCTATTTCTTTCTGCTATTAAATACAAAATGGTAGTTTGCCCTGCAATCACAAATCTTCGCACTCAAAAACGAACATATCTTTATAATCCAACAGATTTTCAAGTAGCTCATACATTTGCATCTATGATGATGGAATATGGTTATATTCCCTCTCGTCAGATGTTTGATGATCTAATGTCTATGGATGATTATCAAATTGCTCAGATTTTTGATAATCTTCAAACTGCTCTTGAAACTATCACTTCAAAGAAACTTATTCAAAATGCTAGGGTGTTTTATGAGAATTTTCCTAATGTTCCATTTTCTCTTTTTGAGCAAAGACTATTAGCTATTTCTCATTATTATTCTAGAGGTTCTTTCTTCCCTGATGATATCAAAATCACACAAAAACAAAAAAGGGAAATCCGAATCGATGAAAATTTCAAATTTACTGAGTTGTCATTTGCTTCTATAAATGATGTTAAAGAGCTTGTTTTTGATAAGCTGCTTTGTTCCAAGAATTCACTACCTGTAGATGATATTGAATTTATTAAACTTTCTGTTCCTCTTCTTTTTGATGAGCATGATGTGGATCGTTTACCTAATATTTTAGATAGTATTATCCATAAGGAACATCTAGCTATTTTTGTTTCTATAATCTTCAAGCATTTTGGAAGTTCAGTACATATCAAAAATGCTTTTATTTCTGGAAAGAGATATTCTGTAACAGATGTTCTTAGAATTGCTACTGCTCTTTCAGGGGGAGATATTTCTCTTGCAGAAAATACAAAATTTAAATTAAATAGACCAGAAAGAAAATTTATTGTTGAGCTTTTGGACTCTACAAATCTTTCTTTTGATGATCTTCTTATTCATAAAAACAAATGGGTAAAACTTTTCCACTGTATCCATATTGGGGAATTCTCCCCAAAACTATTCAAATGGTCTAAAGTAGTTAGAGAAAAGTTCAAAGTTAGAACTTTTAATAATGTAACAGAATCTTTGTTTAATTCATATATTGAGTATAAAGATGAAGAAACATTAATTTCTCTTCTTGAGCATTTGCAACATAAACCTGGGGTATTTGTTCGTAATATTAGTAGACTTTTTATTGTATTGGAAGGTTGTCCTGTAACTTATGTTAGGCATTTATTTGGTTATATTGAGAATGTATTGAAGGATGATTCTATTCCTAATAAAATTCTTTATCAGCTATATTCATTTATCATTAATGATAATTTAGAAAATAGAGTATTTTTTCCAAAGGGAATGAAGACAAAGTTCTGGGTGAATAAAAAGACCAATGAATATCCAACGTTAATGAGACTTTATAAAAATAAGCTTATTGGGTTGATTTTTAAAACTTTGCAAAATAGATTTTCTAAATTGGAGCCATTAGGAAAGGTATATATCTCGAATGATATGTTTAAAACCTCTATCAACAATGGTCTAAGAAATGCAACCCCAGGTAAGAAGATTGTTTCTAGAGGAACATGTATGCCATTTAATGGGGATAACACATTACGGATGTTCATGTTTTGGATTGGGAATGATCTGGATTTAGCAGCTTCATTTTATTCAGAAAATTTTTCAAAAATGGGAGAATGTTCTTATAGACATACAATAAATAGATTTTCCCAACATTCAGGAGATGTGATTGAAGCCCTGGGTCCTGATGGAGCATCTGAGTATATTGATATTGATCTAAACGCCGCAAGAGATTTTGGTGTAAGATATGTTGGTATGCATATTTACGTCTTTAGAGATCAAAGTTTTGACCAACTTGAAAAATGTTCTGTAGGATGGATGAAACGCAGTAAACCAAAATCAAATGAGATGTATGATCCCAAGACAGTAACACAACAACTGGACCTTACAGGTAATGCGAAAACCTATACCCCTGTAGTATTTGATATTGTTGAAAATACAGTTCATTTTGTGGATATTAATGGAAAACCTGTAGGTTCATGTTACAATATGGGGAATCAGGGATTTAATCAATTGGCTCTATTTAAGTCTATTATTCAAAAGAAATCTTTAGATCTTGGTACTTTAGTCTCTCTTCATTGTCATGCTAGAAATGCTGAGATTGTTGAATTCCCTGAGGAGGCGGATGTTATTTTTTCTCTAGACAAGGGGATAACCCCATATGATTATATTGAATTAGAGAAATGGATGTAACCTTGTTTACATATGATCATCTCTAATTATAATAAACTCTATAAATAATATGTAGGAGGTTGCTCACATAGATACAAGTTAATTTTTATTCAAGACGGTGTGCTTAGTAATTAAACAAAAAATAAAAGGAGAAAGAATTATGAGCAAGTGGGTAAGTAAAGATCTCTTCAAAGAGTTCACAGAAGAAAAGAAAAATGAAACACAGAATACATTTGGTGGGGCTTTTATTGACAAGAAGTGAAAGTCTCTAGAAAAAGGGCCTTCAGATAATCCTAAGACATATGAAGTACGATTTCTTCCCGACCCCGCTTCAGGATTTTATAAGAAGATTTTCTATCATATGTGAAAGATGGGTGAAAAATGGGTCTATATGCAGTGCCCCAAGACTGAGGATTTTAACAACCCTTGTCCTATCTGTTCAGTAGTTAATAAGCTTTTTCAGGGCTCTGAAAGCGATAAGAATGAAGCCAGGAAGCTTAAGCGTAAAGAGAAGTATGTATCTAATGTTTTTGTTGCATATGATCCCAGAGATGCTGGTAAGGCTGCTGATGATGAATCTAAACAGGAAGGTAAGGTTCTTCTTTATGAATTTCCTTCTAAACTTGAACAGAAACTCGCTGAAGAAATTAAAGATACACGTAATGGTCTAGGTGCAGCAATCTTTGATCCGGGTCCTGATGGTTATAATTTTATCATTAAGGTAGGAACACAGTCCGGAGGCCAGAATCAGAGTTTCCCCGAATATTCTATGAGCACATTTGCTCGTCGTCCAAGTGCTATCGGTTCAGATGAAGAAATTGATAAGCTTATGGAAACTCGAGTAGATCTCAATGAGTATCTAAAGAAAAATATGAAGTCTATGTCAGATCTCATTAAGGCTATGAAGGATGAAATGTTCTGGGATCTTATTGCCAAGGATTTTGAAAGATATGCTTCTGAATCTTCTGCTCCTTCTGAAAAGACTGAGGCTCCTAAGGAAGAAAAGAAGCCAACTGAAACAAAGAAGGATGAGGCTCCTAAAGAAGAAAAGAAAGTTACAGAATCTTCCGATTCAGATGATTTGTCTGAAGCCGATCTTCTTGCTGAATTAGAAAACTTTAATTAAAAATATATAAATAGATATGAAGGATAAACGTTTATCCTTCATATCTTCTTTTTTAATTGGAGAAATAATGGATATCAATAAAATAATTTTAAAGGCCATTAGTAAATCTGGCGCGATTAACCCATATGTGTTTAAAAAAGATAAATTTATAGAGATTTTTGGTTATGATCTATATAGTGAAATATTAAAGTTAACATCCTTTCTTAATGAGATTAATCCCACTTTAATTCAAAGATTTTATCATATATATCATCATATTGACAGTATTAAAAGATGCCTTACATGTGGTAAGGCTTTAAAATTTTGTGGATTTGGCTCAGGTGGTTATAAGACATATTGTTCAAAACTATGTGTTGATAGAACAGCCGCAAATAAAAAGGCGAATGCTACAAAAATAGAGAGATATGGTTTTTGCACAAATACAGATAAAATTAGAAAAACCAAACTTGAAAGATATGGCAATGAAAATTATAATAATATTGAAAAATCAAAACAAACATGTTTGGAAAAATATGGTGTAGAAAACGTGAGTCAATCTGAAGAAGTAAAAGAAAAAATTAAAGTAGGCAACCTTGAGAAATATGGTGTTGAGCATACTTTACAAGTTAAAGAATTTAGAGATAAAGGAAAGGTCACTAATTTAAATAAATATGGTGTTGAATATACATTGCAAGTTAAAGAACTTAGAGATAAAGGAAAGGTCACTAAGCTTGAGAAATATGGTGATGAGAATTATAACAACATGGAAAAGAACAGGCAGACAAGGCTTGAGAAATATGGTGATGAGAATTATAACAATAGAGATAAGTATAAAGAGACTAATCTTGAAAGATATGGCCAAGAGCAAACCCTATCCATTCAGAAATTTAGAGATAAAGGAAAGGTCACTAAGCTTGAGAAATATGGTGATGAGAATTATAATAATAGGGACCAGTTTAAACAAACCAATATTGATAGATATGGCTTTGAAAGTTTTTCTCAGACACCCGAATATATAGAAAAATGTAAAGAAACTAACTTTAAACGATTTGGTACGCCCTGATTTTTACAACATTATTTTGAAAATAACATTGGTCAGGGGTACAAGAATTCATGACATGATTTTACACTTCCATCGGGTAAAATAATAAAACTTCAAGGGTATGAAAATAAAACATTTGAATTTTTATTAAATGAATATTCTGAAGATGAAATTTTATATGAAAGATGTGAAATGCCAGAGATTTGATATTTTAGCGATAAAGATAAAAAGACACATAGATATTTTCCTGATTTTTATATTCCTAAAGATAATCTCATTATTGAAACAAAATCTAAATACACATATGATGCAGATATATATATCAATATATTAAAACAAAAAGCAACAGAGGAACTTGGATATAATTATAAATTGTTTATATATCCCTAATTATTTCAATAACTTAGAATAACAAATAGGGATCTTGATTTTTTTCTTGCTCCCCTATTTACATTTAAAAACCAATGATTATATTATAGAAAAATAATTTTTAGGAGGAACTTATGTTCACATATAAAACTTCTTTTGATTCTATTTTTGATGCCAGAAAATCTTTGGTTTATTTTGAAGATGATGAATTTTATGTATATGCTTTAGAAGTCCCCTATTTTAAGAAGGAAGATCTTGAAGTAACTTTCAAAAATGGTAAAATCTTTGTAGATGGTGAAAAAGAAATTTATGGACAACATTTTGATACCACTGTAAATTTTCGTGTACATTCAGATTATACAGAAGAAGACATTATTGTAGAATATATGGCAGGTGTACTTTTCTTTAAACTTCCAAAAACAACAAAAACAAAAGATAAATCTAAACTTAAGATTATGTAATTTAAAAAAAATTATTAAATATTAGGGAGTCTATATGGCTCCCTTTTCTTTTTCTATAAATAGTTTATAACAAATTGTTTTAAGGAAAGGAAAATGAGTAATTGGATATATCAGGGAAAAGAGATTCTAACTGAAGAAGATATTCCATTTGAAAAGGCTTTCGGATTTGTGTATGTAATCACCCAAAAGTCAACTGGGAAGAAGTATATTGGTAGAAAAATTTTAACCAATGCTGCTAAGAAAACAGTCAATGGAAAAAAGAAAAAAGTTAGAGTTCAGAGTGATTGACAAAAATATTGGTCAAGTTCGCCCCAGATTAAGGAATGAATAAAGGAAGCAGGTGGAACTGACGATTTCACAAGGGAAATTTTATGTTTTGTTTCAAGTCGAGGATCTCTGGCATATTCAGAAGAGTTGGCCTTATATTCTCTGGGTGTTCTTGAATCAGACAAATGACTTAATAACAATATTAGATCCAAGATTTATAGGTCATGGGTAAAACCAGATGAAGCAAAAACTTTACGAGAGGTTCTTTCAACCTTAAAGGATAATCATGAAAATTAAAGTTGATTTAAATGAGTATTTCGATTTTACTCTTTTATACATTTTAGAACGATTAGAGGAAAGAAAAGGTGAATCAGAAGATTTTGTTAGGTTATCAGAAGAAAGAGAAAAGATTTTGAGTTTACTTGAGAGCAGAAATATATTAGGAGAATTAAAAAGATACAAAGTAAATTCCCCTATACTCTCAAGAAATAAATATAATTTTATAAAAAAGACTTTCAAAGGTGCTAGTGTCTCTGATAGTTTTGTTGATATTAAAGGAGAAATTAAAAATGAGTAATATTGAAACAGATGTAAGCGGTGTTTTTGCTGATGATACAGTTGAATACGGGGCTGACAGCTTCCCAGTATTCGATGTGGATTATAACACCTGGGCCACTGCAAAAGAAGATAGACGAAAGATTGTTGCTCCTGAAGACTCTGCAGTATACCAATATGCTAGGAACAGTCAGGTAAATAGACCCTTCTACGTTCGTACTGAGTATAACGATCAAAGTTTAATTAGGAAGGTAAGTTAATGAAACTCATTGAAAAAATCGATGAATATTTAGGTGAGGCACTACAAAATCATGTTGTCCCTGGGCTGAATAAAGCTTATTTCTCAAAAGATGACATAGTCAATAAAGTGATAGATTTTGTTGATGAAGGGTCCAAAATGGGAGCTAAAGTTTGGTTAGGTAAGCTTGGTAAAAAAGACATTTATGCTGTAGCTTTTTATTCAGGTGATCTTGGAACTGAAGCCAAAGTTAAAACCTTTAAAAGCAAAGACGAAGCAAAGTCAATTTTTGACAAAATAAAAGATAACATTTCATATGATGATATTTTAAAAATGATGAGATAAGGAGATATAATGGACATTGCACAAAAGTTAAAAAACTATCTTTCTGAGACAAAGGAGATGAGTCTTAAGAAGGTAGAAAAGAAAATTGAAGATGGATATTGGGAAGCGGAACAGGATCTTAAAGTAGGAAAACATGCCACTTTGAGAGATACTAAAACCAATAAACGAATTGTTGTTTATATTACAGAAGATTTGAATGAATCTAAAGCATCTCTTATAGTTTTGGCGGTAAAAAAAGATATTGGATTATCTGAAAGAGAATTCAAAATTGCCCATCTTACTGGTAATATTGAAACTCCTAAAAATAATGATAAATGTGTTATTGTATTTAGAACTAATAGTAAAATAAAATTTAAAGTATATACATTTGACTCCTCTAATAAGTGGGTGCCTGGCGAAGTTTTTACCGACTCTAATAAATTAAAATCATTATGAAAAGATTTTCCAAATGTTGATTATAATTTAAATGAATCATCTTATGAAAAAGATCTTGATGAAGGATTCAAAGTTACAACAGGGGTTCAGGGTTCCCTTTCCATTAATGGTAAATCTATTGCAAAAACTCAAAAAGTTGGCAATAACGTTTTTGTTATGATTGATAAGGAAGATGGAGACAAAACTAGAATCCCTGTTCCTGGTGGTAAGGACATGATGGCTTCTGAAATTGCTGAGTGGCTAGAAGATTATCTCAAGAAGAACCCTAAAGCATTAACAGAAGATTTAGATGAGGCTACTTTTGCTCAGCACATGAAAAAAGCAATTGCATCTAAAGAACGAGGAGATGAAAAGAAAACATTATATCATCTTGGAAACGCTAAGACAGCACGATATGCTATGAAGTCAACTGAAATTAGTAAGAATAAAGATCTTTTAGACAAATACAAAGAAATGACAAAAAATCTTAGTGAATCCGAATTTGGTGAGTTAGATGAGGGTGTTGATATCCCAAGAAACATTAAAATTGGAGATGTTGTTAAAACCAATGAGGGCACCCTAAAGATTCTTGATATTACAATTAGCTCTTTAAATCTTAAAGATCCAAGTGTTTATATTTATTATGAATATGATGTAATTATTAACGGTAAAAAGTTAAAAGATAAAGAAAAACAAGAATTAAAATTTTTCAAAAAAATGTTTCAATAATGGTTTACATTCTCCTGGGTTTTTGATAATTTCTTCTTATTGAAAACAATAAACCCAGGAGAATCTTATGTTTATTCAAAGAACTATTGATAGACTTTCTGATATGGAATTTGCTGCTCTTGCTATCATTCTTGGATTCAAGGAATCCTATTATGAAAGAGTTTTTGATTTTGATTTTAGACCAGACAGGATAAAGGAAAAATATAGACTTACCTATAAAGAGTTCCTTATTCATAAGAAGAAGCTTCAGTCACTTGGGTTAACAACAAAAGACCGAGAGACCAGAAAAAAAATTAGAGAGGCTTGGATCTCTAGAATAAACATTAAGAATGCCCTCCCAAGTCAAGTTCATATGTGGGCAATAGATTATTAGTTTACAACTTGCTCCTATAGGATATAATTTTTTTTATTTAACCTATAGGAGCTTTTTTATGCAAACATTTGTCCCCTCGAAAGATTTTTTTATATGCGCCAGAGTCCTCGATAACAAGAGACTTAACAAACAACATCTTGAATGTTTTCAAATTATTAATGTTCTTGAGGGCAGATCCAATGCCTGGAAGAACCATCCCGCAGTTCGAATGTGGAAAAATAACATTTGGGCTCTCAAACACTATGCTAATTTTATGAAGTATGAATGTATTTCACGAGGCTTCAAATTCGAAAAAATTCCTTATTATGATGTTGATTTACACAAAATGACTCTCCCAAAATGGTGGGGGGATGATCTAGTTCATATTTCCCACCAATCTAATCTTATGAGAAAACTTCCCTCTCATTATTTTCAATTTGGATACACTGACTATGGTATTATAGGATATTATTGGCCGGTTACACCTAAAACCAAATATTCTCAAAATATAAATCTAAAATGGATAGAAATGCTATCTTCAAAGATATAAATAAACCCAAATTCCCCCAATTGGAGATTATATGAAAGTATGTGTTTTAAAACTTGGATCCAGAATCTGTGTTAATTCTAGGTCTACTTCCGGCGGCAATGGGGAAACCCTAGCAATTATTAAGCTTCTTACAACTGCAGGAATTGATGTAACCGCTTATACCAAAATTCTTAATAAAGATCAAATGCCTTTGGATTTTCAAATTAGAGATATTTTAAAAGAAGAAGTTAGAAGTGAAGAATATGATTGTTTATTGATCTTAAATGGTAATGCAAATTATTTTGGTGGTCAAGATTCTCCATCAGATACAATTGCTTACAAAATTGTAAATAATTTCAAAGGTCCGGTTTTCTATATTCTATGTGATCCTAATCTTACTTTAACTCAGGTTTGGCCCTCTATTGAAAAGAAGGAATGGAGAGATAATTACTTAAAGGAAGATATTCTTATCCAAAGGAAAGACATCAAATATATCTGTCAACCAAAAGATATTTTAAAATATAAAGAGCATATCAAAAAGAGCAAGATTGATATTAAAGATGTTATTCATTTTCCATTTGAGAAGTTTCCCCTTGTAACTATGAATAAAAATTTTCTAAATCCTGAAGAGTGTATTTGGGATATTAGTTATGGTGGAACATTTAGATCTGGTAGACGTGAAGATGATATGATCAAATTTTATTTTGGCTATCCAGAAGATATTAAAGTTAATATGTTTGGAAAGATTGAAGAAAAACATTTTAAGAAAAACAAACAAAATCTTAGGATGCCGGAATTTGGCAAAGCTGTTCCATATGAAAACTTTGATGAAGAAATGAAGAAGGGGCTTTCCACAGTTATTATTGGTGACATTCTGTATAAGCAGGTTGATGATCTAGCACAAAGGATATATGAATCTATTCTATGTGGTAATATTACATTTATAGATGATTCTTATGATAAAAATAAACGAGTATTTACTAATGAGACACTTAGAAAATTTTGCTATGTATCTTCAAGAGAAGATGTAGCAAAGAAACTTAGATTTCTAAAGCAAAACCCAAAACATATTTCCTTGATTCAAGATTTACAATACAAGGATACGATGATAGATATAAATGAATATTGTAAAGATTTTAGAAAAATTATAGAAGAAAATCTGTAAGGAGAGTATATGAATATAACTATTTTGTCTGGTGGATCCGGTTCAATTCAGTTACAAAAGGGCCTAAAAGCGCTTTATCCTGATTGTAAGATCACCAATTTAATTAATATGTATGATGATGGTAAAAGTACTGGTCAGGTTCGAGAAATTTGTAATTGTCTTGGACCCTCTGATCTTAGAAAAAATCATTATGTTCAGTATCTTACAAATCACGACATCCATAATCAAAGTATTTTAGATTTTTATGAAATGCGGTTTGATATTCCAAAAGAGAATCCTAAAAAATTTATTGAAAGTGCTTTAGAACAATGGGAGCTTCAGATTTTCTATAATGCTGTAGATCTATTTTTTGAAAGAATAGACCCTAATTTTGAGTTTAAAGATTTTTCTATTGCTAATATTGTGTATGGCGGGATGTGTATTTATTATGAGGGGTTCCCGAATAAAGAAGAAAAGGTAGCAGAGTTTTTTAAGAAATTTTTAAATCTAAAAGATGATGTTGTAATAAATTCTTTTGAGAATCTTGTACTTCGAGCTCACACAACAAAAAACGTTCTTATGGATGAGGGCTCCATTGTTGATCTAAACAACCAAGAAATTGAAATTAAAGATGTGTTCTTCTATAACAAGGATCTTGAATGCACACAAAGCCATTATTACTTTCTTAATCCAAAAGTTAAAGATCTTATTTTAGAAAAAACAGATCTTTTGATCTTTAGTTCAGGAACTCAATGGAGTTCATTGATCCCCACATATAAGAATACTGAATTTCAGCATATTATGAATGATTATTCTGGTAAAAAGATTTTTATTGTTAATAATGAAGAAGATAAGGATATGAAAGGTATCAATAGTGCAGATATTATTAAAATAGTATCTTCATATGTTGATTTAAACAATACAACATTTCTTTTTAATAATAATGCATCTATGATTATGCGTATTGTAAATCCCGGGTATAAAGATACTAGTGTCTTTTATGATATGGAAAATAATAAAGGAAAACATAACCCTATTCTTTTAGGTAATGCAGTTTATTCTATATATTATAATTTACTTAATCATGATACTATTTTTATGGATTTTGATGATACAATTTACTCAAGAAAGAAAGATTATTACTTAAATTCTATTTCTATTGCAAATGTTGAATATGTAAAATATTTAGCAAAAAAGAAAAAAATCGTTATTGCTTCTGGAAACAAATATTCTCATATTAGAAAAAGATTTGGGGATCATTCTGGTATTGATATTTGGGCTGATGGTGGATTAATTTGTTATAAAAATGATCTTTATTATGACCATATTATGAGAATTAAAGAGGATGATATAGATTTAATAAGGAATTATTTGGATATTCATGGAATGTCAATTAAAGTTACAGAAAGAGGTTATGGCAAAATTATAACTTGTATTAATATTAAACCCCTAGATGATCAATATAGAAAAGAATTTACAACACATCTTAATATATTCTTTTTTCATAATAGTATTGATTGTATTGCTAAAGTTACTGGAACTACTAGTATTGATATAATTCCAAAGAATGCATGTAAGAAATATATTTTAGATCAATATAGTTTTAATAAATGTCTATATATTGGTGATGAATGTGACTCTGGTAATGATGTAGAAATTTCCAAAAAGTGCGATACAGCTATTAATGTAAAATCCATCAAAGAAACAAATTTGATTCTTAGATTATTAAGTGAGGATTATTAATGAAATATGCTATTATTTTAGCAGCAGGAAATCAAACAAGATTTAAGTCAAATATCCCTAAAGCTCTATATGCTCTAAATGAAAACATAAATGCATTTAAAGGAAAAGTTGATAAAATTTTTCTAATGTGTTCATTTTCAAATTTGGTATTCTTTTCAAAATTCAAGAATCCTCATTTTGAAATTGTTCCTATTAAATCTGGATATGGCTGTGGTGAAGCAGCATTAACATCACTACTTGAGCTTCCTATCAAAAATACAGATTTAGTATTTTTGTCATGGGGCGATTCTATCCAATCTTCTTCTGTTATTCAACATTGCTTAGATTCTTATAACAATAAGTTTCTTATGCCTGTAGTTATCGAGGAGAATCCCTATGTAAAAATTGAAACAGAGGAAAGAAAAATTACTAACATCAAATTTTCTAAACTTGGGGATGACACTTCAGGTACTGGATATCATGATATGTCATTGTTTTTATTTAAAAAGAGAGATGTTGTAAAAGCTCTAAAGAGTCTTATTAAAATCAAAAAGTTTAAATATGAAAAAGGAACAGAAATAAGCTTTCTGGATATTTTTAATTTTGATTTAATAGATGGCGAAATAGTTGAAGTTACTTTTGAAAAGGCTAGATCATTTAATACTTTAGAAGAATTAGATTTAGTTCAACAAATTTAATAATTTTAATAATATAGATGATTTGTTTACATAATAGATCATCTATATTATTTTTATTTAGGAGGTTAAAATGTTTAGAAATGTTCATTTTGATTATAAATCAAGCAAGATTACTCTTTGGGAAACCATTAACGGGGAACGAATGTCAACTGAAATTGATTGGGTTCCCTATATTTTTGTTCCAGATAAAGAAGGAACAATCAAAAGTATTGATGATGTTCCTGTAAAGAAACTTGAATTCCAAAACTACCAAAAATATAAAACATTCAATGACGAGAAATCTATTAAGAAGTATGAAGATCATGTAAAACCAGAGCTTCAATTTTTAGCAGAGCGATATTATGATATCCCTGATGATGAATTATATAGACCAGATCTAAGAATTGGAAGTCTGGATATAGAAGTGAATATTGATAAGGGATTCCCAACCCCTGAGGAAGCAGAAGGGGTTGTTACAGCTATTTCAATCGATATTAATGGATGTACAAAAACTTGGGGAATCAAACCATATACAGGAAAACATAAAAAGAATTTTACCTACTGTTCTACTGAAGAAATTCTTTTGAGAGATTTTTTTGACTTCATGTATAAAGAAGCAGATATTGATATTCTTACTGGATGGAATATTGATGGATTTGATATTCCATATCTGTATTACAGATGTAAGAAGCTTTTTGGTGAAAGTAATAAAATGTTCAGAAAAATTTCCCCTATTATGGAATATTCTGTTTGGGAAAAGAAAGATGGTTCTGGATTGAATTTTGACTTTGCAGGAATCTCAGTTCTAGATTACATGAGTGTTTATAAAGGATATACTCGTTCTAACCCAGAATCATATAAGCTTGACCAAATTGCTAAGAATGAACTTAAAGAATCAAAGTTAGAATATGATGGTTCTTTAAAAGAGCTTTTTGAGAATGATTGGGAAAGATATGTTGACTATAATATTCAGGATGTTAAGCTAATTTATAAACTTGAAAACAAACTCAAGTATCTTTATCTTATTCAGACTATTAGTATGATTTCAAGATGCCCAATGAAATTTTATGATAAAGTTACAAATGTCCTTGAAGGAATATTCTTAACATATTATAGAAGAAATAATCTATGTGCTCCTAAGCTTAAAGGGGGAAAGACTGAATGGTTTGAAGCTGCTTTTGTCAAAGAACCAGATAGAGGGTTACATGAATGGGTAGTAGATATTGACGTAACTTCAATGTACCCACATAATATTATTACTTTAAATATGAGTCCTGAAACTTATTTTGGGTGCATTGTTAATTTAACTGAACAGGAAGTTATTGATTATACAACTAAAAGAGAATTTCCTGTTATATCATTGGAGAGCCCTGAGAAAGAAATTAAGCAACTTACAGGTAAAGAACTTCAAATATTCAATACATTACTTAAGAAAGGTACATTTTCTATTGCACCAAATGGTGCTGTGTTTAAAAACACTAAACAGGGTGTTGTAACTATTATTGAAAAAATCTTTTTCAAGTTAAGAAAAGATACAAAAGATAAGATGTTACAATTGAAAAAGGAAGATGGTGATAAAAACAAGATTGCAGAACTTAATACTACACAGTTAGCAGTAAAGGTTGGTATCCTTAATAGTCTTTATGGCGCACTAAGTACACCATATTTTAGATTATATAATCTTAGAATTGCAGAAGCAATTACTGCATGTGGCAGACATATATTAAAAAATTCTGCATCTTTTATTAATAGTTATTTTAATGAAAAATGTAATACACAAGATTTAGATTTTGTTCTTTACCAGGATACTGACAGTTGTTTCCTGGGCATAGGTAAATACATCAATTCTAATAAAGAGTTACAATCCAAATTTAATTCACTACAATCAAATAAAGAAAAAGTAAATTTTATTTTAAAGATTTGTAAAGAACTTGAAAAAGTTATTAATGATTATTCGTTTAATATTATTCAAAATCAACATTTTGCATCTCAAGAAAAGGAATATACAATTAATTGGAAACAGGAGATTGTATGCCCTTCTGTTCTATTAGTGCAGAAGAAGAAATATGGATGTTGGGTAGTAAATGAAGAAGGAAAGACTGTTGATAAAATTAAAGTTACTGGATTAGACATTATTAGATCAGAAACATCTAAACCCATTAAAGAAATGCTTAAAGATGTAATGACATGTATTCTTAAGAATGAAGAAGATTCGAATATTAGATCCAAAATTATTAGTTATAAAAAAGCAATTCGTGAACTTCCATTTGAAGATATTTCGGGTAATATTGGTGTAAATAATATTAAAAAATATCTTGGACCAGATGGGCCTGTCAAAGGATGTCCGTGGCATGTTAAGGGTGTCTATGCGCATCAGGTTCTAATCAATAAGTTTGGACTCCAAGACAAATATCAAGAAATTACTGAAGGTGAAAAAAGCAAAGTTATTTACCTATTACCAAATTCTTATGGTTTTGAAACTTTGACATATTCATCTAAATATCCTAAAGAACTTAAATGTGTTCAGCCTGATATTGAAAAAATGATTGAAAAATTCTTTATTAAAAAAATTGAAATGCTTCTTGAACCATGTGGAAAACTTCATCTTCTGGATCTAAATGCTGAAACATTAAATTTCTTCTTTTAATTGTTTACAATGACAAGTAGTTTTATTATTTTTAAGATAAAGGAGTAAGAATAATGTTTATTAAATATAGTGAAATTGAGAATAGCTACCAACAAAAGCATATTGACAGAGAATTTCAATATAATCCTCTATTGAAAGAGTGTAGGTATGGTGTATTTGAAAAACTAGACGGATCTAACCTGCAATTTATAATTTATCCAGGGAATTATACATTTGATGATATGATGGATAGCTTTGAAATTGCTTCAAGATCTAATAAGTTAAATAAGGAATCAAACTTTCAAGGGGCATCTCTTCCTGAGCTCATTAAAAAATACACCCCTGCTATTAAACAGCTTCAAATATATGCTAATGATGCAAATGTTATGCTTAATGTTTATGGGGAATTATATGGTTATGGCATTCAAAAACGAATCAATTATGGAAAAGAAAAGTATTTAACTTTCTTTGATATGAGAGTTAATGGGGAATATTTAGCGCAAAAAGATTTTTGTGGTATTATGGATCATATTGAATATCTGACTTCAATGAATAATCTATATGTTAAACCTGTGCATATATATTCTTCTCTAGAAGAAGCATTAACTATTAATCCAGATTTTGAATCTGCGTTTAGTCCAACAAATGATCATGCAGAAGGATGGGTCATCAAGCCCTGGAATATTACTTCTTCATTTTATCTAAAAATGAAAAGTGAGAAATTTAAGGAGAAGACCAAGGTTAGAGAAATTAAGAATAAAGATTACTCCATTACTGTAAATAAACTTAAAGCATATTTCAACACACTAATTAATGAAAATAGAGTTCTTTCAGTTTTTAGCAAGGAAGGTGAAATTAGTGAGCCCAGTCAGATTGGGGATTATGTAAAATGAGTTCTTGAAGATGCTAAAAAAGATTTTTTCAAAGAATATAATATTGGAGATGATGTTACCCCAGAAGAAAAGAAGTATATTTTTAATGGCGGAAAGCATGTTGTGGAAATTCTTCGAAAATATTTGTAAAATCTCGAGTTTTTAGGAAACCTAATGATTTCAATAACTTAGAAATCCACCAAAATCTTAGTTTTCCTAATAATATCAACAACTTATAAGAAAACTGCAGAAAACTATGAAAAAAGGTGTATAAAACATTAAGGGATTTCTAAGGTTTTCTAAGTACTTAATATAATTAAATAAAATTTTTTTATATAAATAGAGAGTTTCCAATTTATTAAATAGTTATATATGATAAAAACAAAGGAGGGAGAAGTTATGAAAATTAACCTCCAAGAAACCGAAAATGGGGTTCTTTTAAAATTCCCTAGAGATGAAGTGTATATTGACTTTACAGATATTGAAAATTTTCAAGATATTGTTCTTGAAGATGGTACTGTAATTACAGTAGAAGAAATTCTACAACTATTATCAGATCAAAATATTGATATTGAACCTGCCGCAGGTCCTGGTGAAGGTGCTATGGGAAGTGGCGTAAGTGAATATATAGACGATCCTGGTAATTTGATTGATGGTGTTGACAAGTTGAATGGACTAGATCCAAGAAATTTTGATACACTTCTCATTGAACCAATTGAAGCTTCTGATGCTGAAGAATTGTTAGATGAAGAAACATTAATCATTGAACCTCCTGTTGACCCTGAGGAACCAGAAGAACCAGAAAATCTAGCTCCAGAACTTGGTAAAGGATATGCTATTGTATCTGATGAGGGTTTAGATGATGCAAATGTAGATTCTGATTCGTACGCAAATACATACACAGGAAAATTATCTGTATCTGATCCTAATAATGACATTGTCATTCTTTCTCTTGTAGAACCAGATAGTGATGTTTATTCAAGTGGTGCTCTTTTAGATTGGAATCTATCAAGTGATGGAACAACACTAATTGGTTCTGCTAATGGAACTGAAATTATCAAAGTTATTATTGATTTTGAAGGTAATTACACTGTAACACAGTCTGGGCAGATTGATCATCCTAATCCGGATATTGAAGATGTGTTTACATTTAACGTAGGTGTTAATGCAAGCGATGGTGAATTTCTTGTAACAAGTTCAATTACTATTGACGTTGAAGATGATTCTCCAGAACTATTCATTACTGATACTACTCTTGCAAAGATTGGAGCAGATGTTGATAATGCTCATGTAATCTGGAATGATGTTACCGGGCATGATTTGTTTGTTGATGGACTTCCTGTTGATTATGAAATTAGAGGAAGTACAATCTATGGATTTACAGAAGACAAAGATGTATTCGAATTAAAAGCATTTGATGATGGTACCTATAACTTTGAACAGTTTGAATTGTTTGATAATAATTCCCAGTTAGTTTCTTTCCAAGTAAAGGGTAATGCTGGTGGTCCTGAAGATCATTATTATATTACGGAAGATGGGTTTTTCAGTAAATATGAAGGTGATGGTTATGCAATCAAGTTCTCTGCTGAAGGTGATAGAGATTTGGTAAATCCTTCTGCACAGGGTATGGGTGTTGATAATAACAATATAGAACCACATGAAATTTTAGTATTTGAATTTGATAATGAAGGACTATCAGGAGATGTTGATAACTTCTATGGAGCTACTGTATATCTAGGTAAAGAAAATCAAGATAGCGATTTAGTATCATGGAAAGCTTGGTTTACAGATGGTAGTACTACAGATGGCACGTCAAATGATCTGTTTAATGTTAATGCGCCAGATGGTTATTACATCGATAAGATCGAAGTAACAGGTGAAGTGGGTAAAATGACAGTTCCATCAATAGATTTATATAATGAAGCTACTGATCTAGACCCACAATTAAATGTAGAATTTACAGCATATGATGGGGATAATGATTCAGTATCGGGGAGTCTTGATCTCATGATCGAACAAATGACAAATAATCAAACTATTTCATAACCATTTATTTTAATTAACAATTTATTTGAGGGTTCTTGTTTACAAGGATCCTCTTTTTTGTTATTTTTAAATTCAATAAACAACAAATAACCTAGGATGGCACTATGTACACAGGAATGACCAAAGATCAGATTCAACAGATTAAGGTGCTTGTTGATCGAGGCGGTTGGGACGCAGTGCGCGGGCACCCTGTTTTGTCGCAGGTGTGGGCAAAGTCTGTTGCCGAGTCCCGCAAATGGGTTAACGAAAATATACGCAATTAACACATCCAGCATGATTGTTTGTCCTTTATTAAAAAGGAGTTTTACGAATGCCATATATAGAAAATGTTCCTCGTATTAATATAATAAATGGTAATCATATATTGAAACCATCAGATTCTATACTTATTCAAATAACCGATCCAGATACATTTTTTCCTACACCAAGGTATTATGATCGTTTTATAAAAATTTACCAGTTTAAGTTTTATGACATCTTATGTAAAACAAATTATAACGGACGTTTACTTGAACCCATTACACAAGAACAGGCAAATTGTCTTGTAGAAATTCTCGACAATGCTTTGCGTCAAAACCACAATGTTCTTGTTCATTGTACGGCGGGTCTTTGCCGATCAGGGGCGGTTGTAGAGGTTGGAAAAATCATGGGGTTTGATACTGTACATGATGGAAGAATTCCCAATGTGGATGTGAAAAGTAAAATGTTAAGGTATCTGTATGGTGAGAAAAATTATGAAATTAATTAAGATACTTATCTTAATCGTTGTTATGAGTTTTCTTATGGGGTGTAGTGATCTTATTGGATATGGCACACTTCAAAACAGAGAAATCAAAAAATCGAAAGACGGGTTTTCTCATTATACTGTTGAAATCAATGATGATGGTTGTAACTGTACACGGGTATTTATTATATATCGTTATGATGATTGGTATAAACCTAAGATTGGGTCCAAGGTTGCTATAAAAGCAACCTTTTTTACAAATTATATGGTGGAGGATAAAGATTAATGGATAAACTATTTTCTTTAACTGCGGATGATTTTGAATGGTCATATACTAGAGCGTCGGGGAGTGGTGGCCAAAAAGTAAATAAAACTTCTTCAGCTGTTCACTGTTTTCATAGACCTAGTGGATCTCACGGGTATTCACAGGCTTCTCGTTCACGACACAAGAATAAAAGAGATGCCTTTGAGAAGTGCGTCAATACAAAAGAATTTAAATCTTGGTTACGTTTAGAGGTTATGAAGAAATCGGGAAAGATGGCAATTATAGAAGCAGCCGTTGATGAATCTATGAAAGATTACAAATTGAAAGTTGAATGTAAAGATGACGGAAAATGGTGTATTTGCGATGTTTAGAAAGTTGTGTATAACAGTGGAACATTGTCCTAAGGATAAACATGGGGAATTTTTCTGGACAGTTTATGAATATGAAACTTTTTTAGAAATTGATTATGGGTATGCAAATACACAAATAGAGGCCTGGGAAATAGCAAGAAGGAGCAAGGACAAATATGAAAGAAAAAATCCTCGAAACAATCAATAAAAATCTCCCTAAAGGATATGAACTTCTTTATGTTTCCTTGATGGGATCTAAGCTTTATGGTACAGATAATGAAAATTCTGATACTGATGTAAAATTTATTTTTAAACCATCTTTGGAAGACTGTGTTTTTGGTATTGCATCAAGAAATTTGAATATGAATACATCTAGTGATAAGAAAGCAAATTCATCTGAAGATATTGATTGCCAAGGATGGTCTATTCAATTCTTCCTGGATCTTCTTCGACAAGGTGATACAAATGCTATTGACATTTTATATTCTTTTACAAATAAAGATGCTGTTCTTTACAAAAATCGTTTAATGTATAGAATTTTTAGTTCCCCTACAGAATATTTTGATATGTCAAATATGAGAGGGGTTTTAGGTTATGTCGTTAGTATGTCAGATCGTTACAATCTTAAAGGAAGCCGAGCTGCTAAACTTACAAAGGTTTATGAAGTAACAAAAGAAGAAATTTCAAAGCTTCCTCAGAACAGATCTATGGATGGTTATATTGAATATAAACTTGAACAAATTTATGAAAAAATCCTTGAACAATGCGCTGACACAATTTTTTGCAAATATGAAGTATGCCAGGACGGAAGAAAAGCAATTCGCATTGGTGGTAAAGTTCATCTTTTAGATATTTCAGTTGGGGAATTTTTCCGTAGATTAGAATCAGAATTAGAAAGATACGGAGAAAGATCCAAGAAAGCAATGGATGGCACAGATTGGAAAGCAGTACATCATTCCTATCGCTGCATTTTACAAGCTATTGAATTACTTGATACTGGGAAAATTAAATATCCACTTGCTGATAGAGAATTTTTAAAAGATATCAAGTATGGGAAAATTTCTATAGAAGAAGTGGGGAATCTTATTGATGATGGTTTACAAACAGTAAAACTTAAATTAGAATCTATCCATAACAAAACAACTGTGAATCACAAGCTTATCAACCAAACAATTTTAGATATGTATAGGATTTAATATGTATAATCTTCCACCTGTTATCATTGAAGCAATCAAAAAATCTACTAAGGCTCTTCGCACACAAGGCCTTATAACTAAGGAACAATGGGAAAAGGCTTTAAAAGAAAACCCAGATTATATCAAATCTTCATTTAATGCCACAGCAACAAATGAGATTGAAGAATGTTTTATGTATGCTGATATTCTTGAAGGATTTATAAAGAGGATTAAAGAAAATGAAGGCCAGTAGGTTGATTGGAATTCTTTTAGAAGAAGTTCTTCTAAAAGGTGATGGTGATGTCAAATATGAAAATTATTATGATGATCATCGAGGAATTTACGAACTTGAAGTTAAAGAAGACATAGATGCTTCTGGAAAATTAATCAAAAGAACCTTTTTACTGAAAGATTCATAGGAAACACAAATGCTGAAAATTATTTATGATGTAAATGGAAATGAGGCTGTTCTTTTTGATACCGATGAAAAGAAGATTGTTGAAGCAAAAGATCATTCTTTTCATCATCTTTTTTTAAAGGATAATGGGTTTTCTGTAGTATACGGTAATACTATTGATGATGATCCAAATTATTCACCCTTTGGTCCTCTCATTGCTGATATTGAAATTACGACAATTTGCCATGGGCCAAGAAATGAAAAAGGATTTCATGTTCCTTGTTCATTTTGTTACAAAGCAAATACTCCAAATGGTACATATATGTCTTTCGAGACATTTAAAGAAGTGTTCAGTAAACTACCCAAGACTATTGGACAAATCGCATTTGGTGTTGATGCTTCGGCTACTTCTAATCCAGATATCTGGAAGATTTTTGAACATTGTAGAGAAAATGGGGTTGTGCCAAATCTTACTGTTGCTGATATTGATGATGATGTGGCAGATAAAATTGCTAATCTTACTGGCGCTTGTGCTGTAAGTCTATATGATAATAAAAACATTTGTTATGATTCTATTAAGAAGTTGACTGACAGAGGAATGAATCAGGTAAATATCCATCTATGTTATCACTCCCAAAACTACATGAAAATTCCCGAAATCATTGATGACATTAAGAACGATCCTCGACTTTCTAAGCTCAATGCTATTGTTTTTCTTGCTTTAAAACAAAAAGGTAGAGG